CCGAGTTGAACAATACCACTTAGCGTTACAGCATTACCAAGGCGGTCATCCGGTACCTTTAGCTGCGTCTTCATAATGACGGCGGTTTACAAATCAACGCTAACTGACTTGTAAACGTAGGGTTTTTCTCCCTTCTTTTTACCTTTGCTTATCCTTTTCAAACAGCAAAATCGCAGGTTGTAAGCGATCTTCATCCATATACGGGTAGTTGCTGAGTACCACTGCGGCGTGGAATTCCGTCCCTGTGTACACCAAATGACCAGGTTTAGAGCGCACGAACTTAGGCCTGCGCTAGCCAAAAAACCGCCTTATTTTGCCTTTTTTTGTTCTTCTAGGCGTTGCCTAAGTATGTTTGAACCGCCTACTCTGACGTTTATAATGCCATTATAATAGTCATCTGTTTCTAAAACCCTGCGTTCAAACTGCTCTCTTGCCTCTAAATATGACATTTCTGCCTTGGATTTGCAAAGATAAAGTATTTCTCTAGTGAAGTTTTCCGGACCTAATGCTTGGACGTCTGCGTTGAGCCTATCGGAAGAACCCCAGTAATCGCGCCAATCGCTTTCTACTGTGCTTCTTCTTTTAAGTTTTTTGCCTTTGAGTGGTGGTTTAGTACGTTTAAACTGTGCTAATTTCTTGCCTATGTACTTTTGTCCGGTTTTAAGATTCGTGATGAGGTAAACAAAGCCAATATAGCCTTCTGGAATTTCTTCTACAAGTTGATTTTGATACGTCCACAGCACTCATTTAATTACCTTTGGCGGCCTTCCGTTCCTGCCATTTCTGGCTAGTTTACGTTCTTGCCTTTTTTGTTGTATTTCTACTCGCCTAGTTGATGCCTCTTTTCGTATTTCTGATAGCCAGTATCTTGCTTTTAAGCCCGCTTCGTCAGATCCACGATACTCAAAGCGTTCTTGCCACTTAAAGTACTCTTGGAATGCTCGAATCATTCTGTCGTGGGCTTCTGTAGTCATTGCATTATTTCAATATCTGTAGAATAGCTAGTAAATCCGTTTTCTTTGATCACTTTTAGAACATGATTAACACGACTAGTTAAATCGTCTCTGTGCGAAATTAAGAATACATTCTTATCTCGCTCTCTGGTCATACGTTTTAGTACTGCAATGCTTGATTCTACTCCAGACGCATCCATACCCGAATCAACTAGTTCGTCGATAAACAATAGGTTGATGCTTTGATATAAGTTTTCCCATACATCTCGGAACGCCCAACTCAACGATAAGATCAAGCGATTGCGCTCTCCACGGCTCAGATTGTCAAAATCTAAATCTTGACCTAGTTGGGTAATTGTTACACTAAGATCATTTTGAAATTCTACTATATGCGGAAGGCCTATTTTGTCTAGATAGTAAGTTAGTCTTTGATTTAAGAAGGCTAGATTTTGATCAATGATACGTTTTCTGACAAAACTATCTTTATTGGTCAGTAATTTATGCAAGAATTCCTGGTGGTCTTTTAAACGAGTTAACTCGTTGACAGCGTCCCAATCAATTTCTTGAACAGCAGTATTTTTGAGTTCTTCTATCTGTTCTGCATAAGGATTATTTTCAGCTTCTTTGAGAGTAATGTCTCTTTCCAATCTATCTACGGTGTTTTTGTGATCTAATGCTTCTTCTAAATTTTCATAGATCACTTTTGGACAAGTACCTAGCTCTCCTAGCAAAGATAATGCTTCGTTGAGAGTTGATAATTCTTCAGAATACTCTGTGATTACATTTTGACTGTCTTCTACTTGTTTGGCTTTAGCAGACATCATCTCATCATGTTTATGATCGTGAATACCTTGTCCACAGGCATGGCATTTGTGATCTGCTAAAGAAAGCAATTCTTTTTTAAGTTTTTCTAGATTTTTTTGTTCTTTTTCTAATGTAGAAGTCTGTTTAGCAACCAAAGATGTAAGACTATCTATTTCTTTTTTGTTTTTGTTCCACTCTGTTAATGCACGTTGATTTATAATTTCAGAATCGATATCGATATTACTGAGCCTATCGATATTTTTTCTAAGATTTTCTAGAGCAGTTTCTTTTTGATCTTCCCAGATCTTTTGTTTGCGTTCTAAAGCATCTATGCTTTGTTGTATGCGATCGTTAGATGCTTTTACAGTTTCGATACGTGTGTTTTCTGTAGTAATAGCATCTTTGGTAAATTTAATTTGTTCTTTTAAAGCTTCTGCTTTTTCAGAAAGTAGTGTTATACCTAGAAGTTGTTCAATTATAGATCTTTGATCGGCAGATTTCATTGAAAGAAACGGCTCGGTATAGGTGTTAAGAGCAACTAAATGCTTGAACATCTCGTGACTCATACCGATCATTTCGTCAATGGCTTTCTGTGTTTCTCTCGAATCGCCCTGACTTTCGTCAAGATCTTTAAGTTCTTGTTCTTCGCCGTTGATACTAAATTTTAATAGATTAGGTTTACGACCTCTTTCTATATGATATTCTACACCATTTTTTTCAAATGTAACAGTAACCAACATTCCTTTGCTATTGATCTTGTTAATCAAATTATCACGCTTGATGTTGGTTAGGGCTTGACCGTAGATAGCGTAGCTCAGTCCGTTGATGATTGTAGTTTTGCCTGTTCCGTTACGGGCGCCAGAGTCATCACCTCCTAGATCTAGATTTTCACCTAAGACCAAGGTCAGCTGTCCACGGTCAAAATCGATAGCCTGGGTTTGATTGCCCACACTCATAAAATTCTTAACTGTGAGATTCTTTATTTTAATCATAGTTCCTTGTAGATATCTAGAAGAAGGCTTTTGTTGTAGCTGTCGCTTTCGATAGCATTGATTTGATTCATGACAATAGTGTCTACGCTTTCAAATTGAATATCTACGGCTATTTGGGTAGATTCGACCTCTACTTTTTCAGGTATCAGCATTAATTCTCGCAGACTGTACTGTGGAATAAACTGCTCTTTGATAAAGTTTGCTTCCTCGAAAGTAATAGGGAGGTCGATGGTTACACGACAGTGCATCTTATCTTTTAATAATCCTTCCGGATTGTCGATGATCTGACTTAACTTATAAGTTCTATAAACAGGTTGACCCGGCCAAGTTTTGTATTCTGGCTTGGAACCCCACTCTAGGATCATCATTCCTCGATCGTCGTCTCCGGCATCTGCATAGTTGTGAGGGAATGCATTACCAATGTAGACAATATTGTTAGCCTGTTGACGTTTGTGAAAATGTCCAGTAAACACGTACTCTTGATTTACAAAGTGATTTCTTTGTAATTGACCGTGATCCGGCATCTGCACCATAGCGTTCATATAAAAGCTAGGTAATTCTAGATGACCGAAGATATAACGGCTTTTAATATTAGGAATATTTTTCCATTCGTCTGCTACTAACCAAGGAAGTATGGTAACATCACCTTCTGTAAACGGGTCTTTGATAGGCACTACGTTAGGAAACAGACGCATAAATTCCACAGAGTTAATTTCTCGTTTGTCTTTGTAGAATAGATCGTGATTACCTAAGATAAAATATACTCGTTCAAAGTTGGCACTGAGTCTTTCCAGGTTAGAAAGAGTATAGTTCATGGTGCTAACATCGGTCGTAGAACGATTATGATGCCAGTCACCTAGGAAGATCGCAGTTTCGCAACCCTCACGTTTGGCCTCTTCACAAAACCACTTAACAAATTCTTCACAATCGATGTTATGTGTTCTGCTACCGCTCTTTAATCCAAAATGAATGTCTGTAAAACAGGCTGCTTTTTTAAATAAATTCATATATGAGCATTATACAGGTTGTAGTTTGTAAAATCAATCCCAATCATTACCGCCGTCACTGCCAGAACTTACCGGCCCTGAACTCATTCCCGGTCCGCTATTTTGACGAGTCCAACTTGGATTCATACCATTCATCTCCAGTATGTCATCTCTAATGTTTTGGTTACGTTTTTCGATGTTGATGATTCGCACGAATGAATTAGTAACGGCAGCAGTATAATAAGCGAAAGGATTATCGGACTTACTTTCATCGAATTGTAAGCCTATCTGTGTTAGCTGTAGGATAGCCTGTCCACGCATTTCATCGTTATAAGTGTAACCTCTAACATTGCCTCGAGTGGCATATCGTTCGCATAATTTTAAAAACATACGAGCAAGATTGTCCGTCATCTTTCCATGGTCTTTTGAAAATTGGCCGTTGTTGACAGTACCTTTCCAGTGACTTTTTCCAACACAAATTAGATTATCATTTTCGTCAAACTTCCAATGTTGGAAAGGAGGAAAGTTTACTTTGTCGTGACTGTCTGCGGTATTCTTCAATGTCTTTTTACGACCCGGAGCCAACGGTATATGATCAAAGGTCATCACACGAAATACTACATCTTGTTTTGAAACTTTTTTGTAATCTATTTCAAAGTCTTTAGCAGATGCTTTTTTCCCTGTGGCTGCTTGTGCTTGTTCGTGTGCTTGTTTACTGAGTTTAGATGCTCGATTACGTTTGGCTTCTGCGATTGTCCGTACATTGATCTTGCTTAGATTTGAAACTATAATATCGTAATCGGAATATTCCGGTTTTTCAAAAATGCAGTATGTGTTCTTGCTTAAATGTATTTCTCTTAATAGGTCTTTGTTTGTTAGATATTTTATTTTCGGTACAAGTGTCATAGTTTGAGGATCTCCTAATACTTATATAATAGCACATTTTTAAAGAAATAAATAGACTATACGGAGATTTTTAATGCCATTGTCTATAAATCCTTTATCCAAATTAGTTGCAACAGTGTCTTCTCAGATCTCTGCAGCTACAGCGACCGCCGACACATCTGCTGTATCAGAAAAATTTGGTTCCATTAAGGCAGACTTAAATGCTAAAGTAGGACAATTGAGCGGCGGAGTAAACAGTGGTTTAGGCCCGCTAGGCGGCCTACCCGGAGGACTTAAAAGCGGATTTGATTCAGCAGCTGGGGCTGCAAAAACAGCAATGGGGGGACTTAGCAATGTTGTACAAAGTTTTCCTTCGGCAGGAGAAATATCCACAAGGGCTGCAGAAATTGGACAATCTATAGATAAATTAGGTTTAGCTTCTGGCGGATTAGGCACAGGAATTAGAAATTTAGCATCTTCTATCTCTGGTGCAGCGGGTGTGCTTAACAATATATTAAGCCTAGGCCGAGGACGAAACCTCCCCAGCGGCGGCGAACTTTTTAAACAAACAGGATCATTTGTTGCAGTTACACCAGGGACACAAGACGACTGGCGTGTTCGTATTAATTGTAATTTCGGTTTGTTTGGCAATGCGTTTGACAGACTAGTAGGTACTAACGGAGTTGTTTGGCCTTATACTCCTAATATCACAGTTTCGACTAAGGCGAATTATTCTACAATAGAGGTAGTTCATAACAATCAGCCTTTTTATGGCTATAAGAATAGTCAAGTAGACGATATTACTATAAGCGGAGATTTTAGTTGTGAAACAGAAACTGATGCAGAGTACTGGATAGAAGCTACTACTTTTTTCAAGACTGCGACCAAGATGTTTTTTGGTTCTGGAGATAATGTCGGTAATCCTCCTGTGGTCTGCAACCTATCAGGATACGGATCAAGAATCTTTAATAATGTTCCAATTATTATAAAAAGTTTTTCAGTGACGTTGCCTAGCGACGTTAATTACATAAAATGTATGAAAGGAGGTAAACCTACTTGGGTTCCTGTTTTCAGCGAAATTTCAGTTGTAGTTTCACCGATCTACAATAGAACAAGATTGCGACAATTCGATCTAAAAAAATTCGCCAATGGCGAAATTGTAGGATATATGTAATATGGCCAACTATAAGAAATCGTCTCCTTGGTACAATACTAGGCAAAATAATTTCTATCTAGAACTTCTAGAAATTAGACCAGTTCCTGCAGAAAAAGATGATTTTCTTTACACAATAGAAAATCAATATAAGAATAGACCAGATTTATTAGCTTATGATCTATACGGTGATTCGAAACTTTGGTGGGTATTCACACAACGAAACCTAGAAGTATTGTCAGATCCTATTTTTGATTTTGAACCCGGAGTTAAAATTTTTTGTCCAAAAAAATCTAATCTTCAAAAATATCTAGGAGTCTAATATGGCCATTAGAAACCTAGGAAGAGAAATAACAAATTATTTGAGACCAGATGGTTCACCGTCTGTTAGCAGCGTTCTAGAAAATATCACAGTTCCTCAAAATTCTGTATCTAGGACGACCGGAACAGTAGTTGCCGGAGCGACCATGGTTCCCGGAGTTGCATTTTTACAAGATAAAAATAAAACAGGATCGATGCCAGAAATAGGACAAAATTCTGCTCCAAGCGGTCCCCCTTTTTCAAATCCGTTAGAAAGATTTGCATCTTACACATATCTTTGGTCTATGGCCTGTTTGACTCCAAAACAATATAATGATCCTAGGAGTTATAGAGGCAATTCTTCTATGTGGCTAAATGAATCTTATACTAACAAAGACGGCAAAAAAACTCAGTCTTCTATAGTGTTTGCTTCTGCAGGAAGATTTGATGCTAATAGATCTAATACCGTAAACGGCCAACCTGAATATTATGTAGACAATTTTGTCATGAATACTTTTGTAGCAGCTACAGAAAAAACAGGAAATTCGAATGCCATAGCCTATAGTTTTGATATTATCGAACCTTACAGTATGGGTCTACTCTTACAAAGTATGCAGACAGCGGCCATAAATGCTGGATGGCCTTCTTACTTAGATAATGCACCGTATCTGCTAAAATTAGAATTTGTAGGATATACCGATGACGGAAAAATATTTGCAAGCTCAGATGCTCTCGCAAGATACTGGACAGTAAAACTTAAAAAAGTAAAATTTTCTGTAAATGAAGGCGGCAGTAGCTATAAGGTAGAATGTGTTCCGTATAGCCATCAAGGATTTTCAAACACTATAAATCAAAGTTTCAGTGACATTGCAATCACCGGTGACACCCTAAAAGAATTGTTAGTTACTGGCCCTAAAAGTCTTGCAACAGTGTTAAACACAAGAGAAAGAACAATTAAAGCAAAAGAGGGAGGAATACCTGACAAGTATGAAATTGTATTCCCTACAGACGCTAGCGATAAGATAGGATTAGAACCAACCCAGAATGTTACTATCGATAAAGCGTCAGCCCCACCGACAATTATCAGTGAACAGAACATAGGATCTAAATCTCAAGAACCTGCAAATTACGGTAACGGACCTTTGGGAGATATTAAGAACTCGATGGGATTTCAACCTACCTCGGGCGGAAATTATGTTAGTAAATTAGAAGGTGATGTCCGAGACGAAAAAACAGGATTAGTGCAAAGAAATAAAATGACCATTGACCCGAAGATTAGGGAATTTAGATTTGCTCAAGGACAAACATTGACAGAAATTATAACTCAATGTGTATTAAGTAGCGATTACGCTAAACGTGCTATAGATCCAAAATATCTCGATGAAACAGGCCACATCAATTGGTTTAGAATAGATGCTCAGATACAGTTATTAGATTTTGATCTTAAAAGAAATGACTATGCTAAAAGAATAATTTATAGACTAATACCGTTTAAAGTTCACAGCAGCATATTTAAAAATCCTACAGCAGCTCCGCCAGGATTTCAAGAGCTTCAAAAAATTATAGCCAAGCAATACAATTACATCTATACCGGATTAAACAACGATCTGTTAAAATTTGATATTGACATTGACAATATGTTTTATACAGGCAGGCCGATTTCTCCGCCAAGTGAAACAGCTAATAATCAAAGTAGAGATTTAAATGATGCTGCTAAAGATCCTAAAACAACAACAGAACTACAAGAGGGAGGAGCTCCGGGCGGCCTATCTAACACAGCAGGAGCCAAACCAGTTAAACCAGATCCTGACGCCGGATTGCCTCCTGCGGTGGGAGGATCTAATGATGTGTCGACTGAGCGACGAGTAGCAGATGCCTTTCAAAATGCTTTCTTAAAAAATAGCGCAGATTTAATAAACTTAAACATAGAAATATTAGGAGATCCTTATTGGCTAGTAGACACAGGTCTAGGAAATTATATTGCAGATAAGGGACCAAATAGTCAAACAAATTCTGATCTTACGATGAATTACGAAGGCAGCGATGTATACGTATACATAACATTCAGAACTCCGATCGAACCTAATTTAGGAACCACAGGGCAAGGAGGATTATATAATTTTCCTAAAGGAGAAATAGTAAGTCCGTTCAGCGGAATTTATAAAGTCACTAAATGTGATAACAAATTTAGCGGCGGAATTTTTACTCAAACAATTAGATGTATTAGAATGACAGGACAACCTCAAGATTACGTTGGTAAGGAAAGTATTATTAAAACACAAACTCTATTGTACAAAGAACCAGAGATTGAGAAAAAAGATCCTACTACATTTATATATGGATCGGAAGGTGAATAATGCCTAGAGAAACTAGACCTTCAGCTGCTTCGTCAGCAAGAAAAAATATAGGCCCTGGGCCTTTTCTAGCCAAGGTAGTGGGCCATCTTGATCCTTCGTTTATGGGAGGATTACAGGTTACTCTTTTAAGAAGAGATGGCAATTTAATCGGTGACGCTAATCAAACATATTCGGTGCATTTCGCCAGCCCTTTTTACGGAAGCACTGCATATGAATTTATGGGTGCAAATAAGACCGACTTTAACGATACTCAAAAATCTTACGGAATGTGGTTCGTTCCTCCCGACGTTGGAGTGACTGTAATTTGTTTCTTTATCAACGGAGACCCGGCACAGGGATATTGGATGGGATGTGTACCGGGCCGATTTATGAATCATATGGTTCCAGCTATCGGTGCATCTGCCGATGTTGAGCTTACCGACGCAGATAAAGCAAGATTCAATACTACACAGCCCTTGCCTGTAGGAGAAGTTAATCGATTAGCCAATACGTTAGATACTAATATGCAAATCGACAAAGTTAAGAAACCAGTACACCCGATAGTTGAGCGTTTTTTAGAACAGGGGTTGTTAGAGGACGATGTAAGAGGGCCAGCACAGAGCACTCCTAGAAGAAATATTCCAAATATGGTTTTCGGAATATCTACTCCTGGCCCTCTAGATCGTAGAGACGGAGCGATTAGAAAATCTATAGGTTTAAAACAAAGTCAAACACCTAGTCCGGTGCCAGTGAGTAGATTAGGAGGTACACAATTAGTTTTTGATGACGGTGATGACACAGTTCAAAGAAAAAAACCTGCCGGGCAAGGTCCTAGAGAATACGCAGATGTATTAAACGGAGAAAAAGGCGACCCGACAATTCCAGCTAATGAATATTTTCGAGTAAGAACTAGAACTGGACATCAGATTCTTTTACATAACACCGAAGATTTAATTTACATAGCTAATTCGAAAGGATCGACCTGGATAGAACTTACCAGCAACGGTAAGATAGATATCTATGCCGAAGACAGCGTAAGTGTCCATACAAAAAATGATTTTAATTTTTATGCAGATAGAGATTTTAATCTTGAATGCGGAAGAAACGTTAATATAAAAGCTAAAGGAAGATTCAACGGAGATTTTTTACAGAACATACACCTAAGGTCAGGCCTAGATATGAAAGTATTTGTAGCTGAATCGTTAGATTATAAAGTCGGCACAGATACTAAATTTACCACAGGAAATAATCTAGATCTAGCTATAGGAGGTAATACAAAATTAACTTCCTTGGGAACCACTGATATATATTCTTCTTCTAGTCTTAAAGTTACTTCTGGAGCGACTATAGATGTCGGTGCTTCTGGAAAAATCGTTATTTCTGGTTCTAGAGTAGATATTAATGGACCTAAAGCAGCAACAGCAGCGCAGGCCACATCTGCGGCAACAGCTCCACCGTTAAGCACACACGATAATTTTGTAACTGCTGTAGGTGTATGGGCCGAAAGCAAATATCAAGCCGGTACTGTTCCTAGCATAATGAAAAGAATTCCTATGCACGAGCCTTGGGCACTGCACGAAAGTAATGCACCCGAGCAAGTAAATCCTACCGCAACAGATCGAGAAGATGGCGGCGACTTACCGTCGGAACATCAAGCAGCTACAGATGCCAGTAAGGTTTCTGCATCCGCAGCCCACGTTGCAGAAATCAACGACTATGATGCGGTCAAACCAGATCCAGCTACCGGCAAACCATCATTTCCAGAGAGTATTGATATTCCGGCGGGCGGAGTTAATCTAACTGCTGATTACTTTGCACCTAGCAAATATGGAAAGCGTACAGCTGAAAATCTCAACACTTTAGATCCTTCAGTAAGAGTGGTATTCGCTAAAGCAATCAAGGCATTTATACAACAATATTTTAAAGATGGATGGGATATGAGCGTTTCAGAATGCCTGCGGCCTCTAGCACGAAGCAAGGCATTGTATGAAGCATACAAAGCCGGTACTGGACCTCAGGCAGCAAGTCCCGGAAACAGTTGGCACAATTATGGAGCCGCAGCAGATATCTTGATCTATAAAGATGGTAAGTGGGATTCCTTGAATAAACTCGGAGCCTATACAGGTTTTGCACAACAATTTTTAAGACAGCAAGGAATCCATAACAATGCAGGAGCTAACGACAGCGGACATTTTGTTCCTGTCCAAATGCCGGTGGGAGTTCCGTCTGCGGTCAAAAACGGATCTATTAAGATTTCGCAGATTATGTCCGGCGAAAAGAAAATATAAGCGAGAGACAAAATGGCAAAATTATATAACACCCAGGTAGTAGCTAAAAACAAAGCCAGCGTAGGAGATCAAGACACCGGTTCTTTTACCTACAAAGGATTCAGTTCTCTCGAATCAAAAAGAGGATTTAAGCTCTACGATATAGATTTAGTAAAACAAGATATCATCAATCATTTCTATATAAGAAAAGGCGAAAAGCTAGAAAATCCAGAGTTTGGTACTATAATCTGGGATATGCTATTTGAAAATTTTACAGATGAAGTTAAGAGATTAATTTCAGAAGATGTTGAAACTATTATAAATTACGATCCGAGAATAGCGATTAATTCTATTCTAGTAGACGCCACAGATCAAGGAATAAGAATAGAGGCAGATATTGTTTATATTCCTTTTAATATTAATGAAAGAATGACTTTTGAGTTCGACAAAAATAACTCTATCATTAACTGACCAGTTAACTTTTTTGGGTAAATACTGATATATGGGACTTTAAGATGTCAGCTACGTTAAGACAAACGAATTTAATTTTAAATCAAGATTGGAAAACTATCTATCAGACTTTTCAAAATGCTGATTTTACTAGTTACGATTTTGAGAATTTAAGAAGGGTAATGATTACCTATCTAAGGGAAAATTATCCTGAAGATTTCAACGACTACATCGAGAGTTCTGAATATCTTGCTCTGATTGATGCTATAGCATTTATAGGTCAAAGTCTAGCTTTCCGGATAGATTTAGCCAGCAGAGAAAACTTTTTAGAATTAGCAGAAAAAAAAGAAAGCGTCCTGCGTTTAGCTAGGATGCTAAGTTATAATGCTAAAAGAAATATACCGGCCCAGGGATTATTAAAATTTGATACAGTTAGTACAACAGAAGATTTATTAGACAGCAACGGAAGAAATCTGCAATCTCAAACTATTATATGGAATGACCCTACGAATATTAATTGGTTAGAGCAATTCATCTTAGTTCTAAATTCTGCTATGAGCGACAACACAGAATTTGGTCGAAGCCAGGGTCAAGCAACTATACAAAATATTCCGACTGAGCAGTATAGATTTAGAACCACATCAGGCGATGTACCTATTTTCACATTTTCTAAGACTGTAGCTGGTCGCACTATGGCATTTGAAATCTTAAGTACATCATTTGCAAATAGCGAATCGATATACGAAGAAGCACCTGTTCCTGGAAATCAGTTTGGTTTTATATACAGAAACGACAGTAGAGGTGCTGCTAGCCCTAATACAGGATTTTTTGCATTGTTTAAACAAGGTAGTTTAGAACTAGCTGATTTCGCTATTACGGCACCAACTACTAATGAGAAGATCAGTGTAGACAGCGAAAATGTAAACAACGACGATATTTGGTTATTCAAGTTGAACAGCGACGGGTCCCCGCTGGAACAGTGGACCAAAGTCTCTGCATTGTTAGGAAGTAACATCGCTTATAACAGTACAGTAAATGATGTAAGAAATATATTTTCTGTAATAACAAAAAACAATGATCAAATAGATTTAATTTTTGGCGACGGAGTTTACGGAAATTTACCTAAAGGTACATTTAGAATTTTTTATAGAATCAGCAACGGACTAACCTATGCAATAACACCGCCAGAAATGAGAGGAATAAATGTTTCTATTCCTTATAGAAACAAACAAGGGGTTGAACATACTTTAACTGTTTCGATGAGTTTAAAATCCACAGTGAGTTCTGCTTCTTCGTCTGAAGACATTGACACTATAAGAAATAATGCTCCTGCGTTGTATTACACACAGAACAGAATGATAACAGGTGAAGATTATAATCTAGCACCGTTAAGTGCATCTCAGGATATTGTAAAAGTTAAAGCAGTGAATAGAACGTCCAGCGGCATTTCTAGAAATTTTGATATTATTGATGCCAGCGGCAAATACAGTTCTGTAAATGTATTCGCCAGTGACGGATACATTTATAAACAAGACATTGAAAGAACAATAAGTTTTAAATTTTCTAATAGATTAGAAATAGTAAATTTTATAAGAAATGAGATTGAACCGGTGTTCAATGATACAGATGTCTACAATTTTTATTTTTCTAAATTCACAAAAATAACATTTTCTGACACATTAACAGAATGGGTGCAATTAACTAACGATGTTAACAACAGCACAGGTTATTTTAGAAACAAAGACGACGAAACTAAATTTAAAATAGGTACATATACCAGCAATACTTTAAAATATGCTAAAGTAGATAGTTTAATTAAATTTGTTGTGCCGCAGTCGACGGTTGTTGGCAAGAAATATGTTTTTTACGAAAATAAGCTAATTCTTGTTGACGAAACATCTCAGGATACAGATTATAGAAATTATATATGGACTAAAATAATCAAAGCTGTCGGCGACGGTACAAATGCAGATAGAGGAGCTTTGCCTAACGGTAGAGGTCCTATAGAGTTTAACGACATTATCCCGTCCAGAGCCATTGCCTCCCGCATAGTCCCTAAATTTGTTACGAATCTTTCAGTGCCATTAGAAAATGAAATAGTAAATTTAATGACCAATGGATTAAATTTTGGCTTGAGATATGATCAAATTGAGTCGTCGTGGAAAATTATTTCTGCAGCCAACCTTAATACTTTATCTGATTTTTCTCTTGGCAAGGCAGGAGATACTACAAGTAGCTCATTAGATTCGTCGTGGTTAATATCGTTTATAAAAGAAGGCAGTACATATATTGTAACTATTAGAGGTTTAGATTATATATTTGGGTCTAGGAGCCAAAACAGATTTTATTTAGATACAAATCAGAAAACTTTTGATTCTAATACTGGAAGATCTATTAAAGATAAAATAGTGGTTTTAAATATTAATACAGACAGTTCTAGAATTACTGAATTAAAAAGAGATATAGATTTTGAAGTGTCTGATACAATACGTTATGAAGACGGATATCAAGCTCCTGATCAAATTAAAATTAAATTTTCTGATAATGACGATGACGGAATAATCGATGACCCGGATTCTTTTGAATCTATTGTAGGCGAAGATTCTAATAGTTTCTTATTTTTCAAAGAAGTGATCGACGAAGCTGGAAATCAAATATTTGAATTTATTGACACTACTGTAGAAAGCATATTAGTAAGAAATAACGAAGCAAACGAAAATCCAGACAACTACGATTTAGAACAATTAATTTATTTTTCTGCTAGCACTGAAAACGTTATAAAACGTGTTGTTAGAACTAGCAATAATAATAGAACATTTCAGTTAGAACCTTCTTATATAGGAGCAGTGGGGAGAGATCATCTTAAATTTCAATACATTCACAATGCTAATGTTGATAGAAGAATAGATCCTAGTGTTAGTAATATTATAGATGTATATCTTTTAACTAGAGCATACGACACTAGTTTTAGAAATTATCTAGCAGGAGCAGTTGCCAAACCCGAACCTCCATCGAGCGAAAGTCTTAGAATTAGTTTTGGTTCTAATTTAAATGCTATAAAATCGATCAGCGATGAGATTATATATCATCCTGTGAATTATAAGGTATTGTTTGGTTCAACAGCAGACACAAAATTTCAAGCAGTGTTCAAAGTAGTTAAGAATAGTGTAAGATCTGTCAATGATAATGATTTAAAAGTTAGGATAATAACTGCTATTAATGAATTTTTTGATGTTAATAATTGGGATTTCGGTGATAGATTTTATTTAGGCGAATTAATAACTTATATAACAAATACAGTATCGCCGGACATTAGCAATTTGGTTATATTACCTAAGCAATCTACTCAGGTATTTGGAAGTTTGTTTGAAATACAAAGTAGATCAGATGAAATTTTTGTTAGTGGAGCCACAGTTGACGATATAGAAATAGTCTCTAGTATTAATGCTATAGAATTAAGAGCATCGCCTACTACGATTGTTAACAATACGAATTAAGGTAGAATTTAATGAGTAAAAATGTTTTTCCAGATAGCCAATTACCTATTAGAAGATCTATAGACCTTCTGCCAACTGTTTTTCAAACCGACTCTAATGCTAAATTTTTAGGAGCCGTATTAGATCCTCTTATCCAGCCAGGAACACTGCAAAAAACAGTAGGCTATGTAGGTAGAAGATTTGGTAAGACGTATACCGGTAAAGATGTATATTTAGATAATGATCAAACTTTAAGATCTAGATATCAGTTAGAACCCGGAGTAGTGGTAAGAAAAAATTCTGTTATCGAAAAATTCTACGATTATATCGATCTAAAAAATCAAATTAAATTTTTTAATAATACTGTAGAAACTGATAATTTAATCACAGAATCGGATCATTATTCTTGGAATCCTCCTATCGATTGGGACAAATTTGTAAACTATAGAGAATATTATTGGGTACCAAGCGGACCTCCTAGCGTAAAAATTTCTGGTCAATCTCAGAACATTATCAGCACATACAAGGTAAAACAAGGCCTTGGTGAGAATTGGATTTTTACTCCTGACGGATTGTCAAATAATCCTACAATAACTTTATATAGAGGGCAAACCTATAATTTTAGTGTCTCTCTGCCAGGAGAGGGATTTTCAATAAGAACTAGTTATGACACTGGATCTTTAATTTATAATCCTATACTTCCTTACAATGCTAACCAACTGGCTGTGTACGACGGAAAGTTATGGAAGGCGAAAACTTTTATATCGCCTGCGGACGGCAGTACCATAACATTTGAATCCCAAGATTGGGAATATATCGAAGATGTGTCTAACCAAAGCGTCTTTGATTATAACGAAGGCGTTACTAATAATAATATAGATATAGGAACAGTTACATTCGAAGTTCCTTTTAACTCTCCTGATGTATTGTTTTATCAAAGCACAGTACACCCAAATAGATTCGGAAGATTTATTATAGCCGATGCTGACACTGCAACAAAGATTAATGTTACTAAAGAAATATTAGGTAAAAAAACCTATAAAAGTAGCAATGGTGTTGAATTCTCAAACGGGATGACTGTTGAATTTATAGGTCAGGTATTTCCCGAAGAATATTCAAAAGATATTTGGTTGATCGAAGGAGTAGGATCTGCTATTACGTTAACGAAATTTACAGATCTAATAGTGCCTGTACTATCAAATAAAGTTCCGGAGGTTCTTTTTGATAATGCAGGATTTGATACTGATCCTTTTGACGATGCTAGTGAGTATCCTGGAGACAAAGATTATATTACTATTAATCGAGCTAGTCCCGATCTCAATCCTTGGAGCAGATACAATCGATGGTTCCATAGATCAGTTCTAGAATACGCCCATAGAGTTAACGGCTCGGATTTTGATTCAGTAGAGACTCTCAGAGCAAAAAGACCTATTATAGAGTTTAATGCTGGATTACAGTTATTCAATCATGGTAAAGTTGCTAAACAAACAGTAGATTATATTGATACATTTACTGACGATATTTTTTCAAAAATCGAAGGAAGCAAGGGTTATAATATTGATGGTGAAGACCTTTTCGAAGGTGCAAGAATTTTAGTTGTAGCTGATAAAGATTCTTTAGCTAACAATAAAATTTACAGAGCTGAATTTATTCAGCATCCTGATACCGTAACCGGTCAGCGAAGAAAACAAATTACATTAAGAGAAACTGATGATACAATCTCTAATGTTGGCGAATCGATATTAATAAGTCGAGGAGTTGAAAATAGAGGAAAGATGTATTATTACGACGGTACTAGTTGGAACGCTTGTCAAGATAAAATTTCCGTTCAGCAGGCTCCTTTATTTGATATTTTTAATGAAAACGAAGAAAGCTTTTCTGATCAAACAGCGTATGAAACTTCATCCTTCACTGGATCAAAAATTTTAAGTTACGCTGAAGGAAACAGCCCAGTAGATACAGAGCTAGGGTTTTCTATCTCTTATTTGAACATCAATAATGTAGGAGACATAGAATTTAATTTCAATTGGGATACTGAAAATTTTTCCTATTATATTCAGAGAGAAAGATTTATAAAAAATATTAATACTGGATTTCTACGAAATAACCTAACCGATACATATCATAATTGTTGGATCGAGACAGATAAAGAAATTTTACAGCCAATAATCGATAGTAAAATTATTGAAGAAAGTTCAAATAGTGTAACATTTAATACAGTACAATGGAACGAATTAGATACTGAAAATTATAAAATTATTTTTTATGTAAACGGTAAAAAAGTTTCTAGCGATAAAGTCGATGTGCTATCGGGTATTTCTAATCGAGGAGAATTTACTTTTGTAGACACATTAAATCAAAATGATGTCGTCAGCCTTAAATTGTACAGTAATATAATACCTGAAGAAGGGTACTACGAAATTCCCGTAGGATTAGAAAAAAATCCGTTAAATCAAGATCTTGAAAAATTCACATTAGGTCAAGCAATAGATCATTTATCTACAGCTATTGAAATAGATGATAGGATCGTTGGAGATTATCCCGGATCAAGTAATCTAAGAGATTTAAACGATTATCAAAATAAAACTAAAAGATTTATTAAACATTCTGGAATCACACCGTTAGCTATATCTTTATTGTGTGACAAAAAACTTAATCTTATTAAATCTATAGAATATAATGAGCAATCTTATTCAGAATTTAAAAATAAATTTATTGAACTAATTTCTGATACTATCTACAACGATGATGCAGCAGAGTTTGTAGATCAAATAATATCAGAAATGGGGAGAACTAAAACGTCAGCAAGTTCTTTTGTAGATTCTGATGTGATAGGGTCTGGAGCATTTACAGAAATCAGATATGTAGTAGATGATCCCGGAATTAAAACATATACTCTATCAACACCTTTTGATTTAGAAACTGCAAGCAGAAAAGCTGTTTACATTTATATTAACGGGCAACAAAAAGTTGTCGGAAAAGATTATTATTTTAACAAATCTTTTTCGTTTGTTACAGTTAATGTCGATTTGCAAGAAAACGATCTGATTCAAATTAGAGAATACAATTCTACAAGTTATAATTTTGTCCCCCCTACTCCTACTAGTTTGGGTTTATATAAAAAATATCTACCTAGAAAATTTTTAGACGATACTTACGTTGAACCGGCATATGTTATTCAAGGCCACGATGGAAGTATTGTTAGGGCTTATAATGACTACAGAGATGATGTTATTTTAGAATTTGAATTAAGAATCTATAACAATATAAAAGTTCAATACGACTCTTCTCTATTTGATATAGATTTAACATTTTCGAGTTATTATGGCGGAGGAATTTTTGACAAAAGTCAAATAGATCCATTGTTGACTCAAGATTTTTTAAAATGGGTTTCCGGAACTAACATTGATTATACCAATAATAATTATTTTGATTCTGAAAATAGCTTTACCTATACCTATAGTAATATGGCTGATAAGCCAGGAAAGGTATCACTTCCTGGGTATTGGAGAGGAGTCTATAATTGGTTTTATGATTCATATAGACCTCACGTTCGCCCTTGGGAAATGCTAGGATTTACTGAACAACCAGATTGGTGGGAATCTCAATACGGAGCTGCTCCGTATACTAACGGAAATTTGCTGTTGTGGGAAGATTTAGAAAATGGAGTTATTAGACAAGGCGATAGACAGGGAATTTACAGTAGATACAAAAGACCCGGTTTGACCAAACAAATTCCCGTAGACAACAACGGAAATCTATTAAGTCCTCTAGATTCTTCATTAGCTAGCAATTTTGCCTTGATAAACAATCAAGGACCTTTTGTTTTAGGAGATGTTGGCCCTGTCGAATACGCTTGGAGAACCAGTTCAGAATTTCCATTTGCAGTAGTCAAGGCTCTTTGTTTACTAAGGCCTTTCGAATATATTAATGCTTGTTTAGATTTTACAAGAATTAAAAAAAATATTTTAGATCAATATGTTCACTCAAATACTGATACTTTTATAAAACTAGAAGACATCGTTGTTCCTAAAGTGGGCGAAGATCAAACTTACGGTCTTATTTCTTTCTTGATGGATTATGCTAGAAGTCTCGCCTTGACTGAATCATCTATTCAAGACATGATTGATAATATCGATGTTAATCTCAGCACGAGATTGTCTGGTTTTGTTGATAAAAATCAGCAGAAATATCTTTTAGACAGCAAGTCTCCTAGTTCGACTTCGAGTAGTATTTTTGTTCCTCAAGAAAATTACGAAATTATTTTTAATACTAGTTCTCCTGTTTTTACACTTTCTTACAGCGGCGTCTTAGTAGAAAAATCTAATCGAGGATGGAAAATAAACGGATATGATAATCAGTTTCCTTATTTTAATTATTACGAAGCTGTAAATTCTAATAACGACCCGTTACTATCAGTGGGGGGCGTCAGCGAAGACGTTCTTCGCTGGGAACAAGAAAAATTTTATGGTAACGGTGTTTGCATAAGTTATCAAAATAATTTTTATCGAACTATAAAAAGTTTCAGAAGCGGATTAAATTTTAGCACTGAAAATCTTAAAGAGATCGCCGGTCCTTCTACGGTAGGTTCGATTACCGCATTCTATAGAAGAAATTTTAATCGTTTGCGTAAAAAAACTTTAACCTACGGAACAATTTTACCTACCATTCAAGCTGTAGTCGATTTTCTTTTTGGTTACGGTGAATTTTTAAAAGCCAATGGATTTGTTTTTGATGCTTATGATAAAGAAAACAAAGTTTCTCAAGATTGGTTAACTTCGGCTAAAGAATTTATGTTTTGGACAAAACATAATTGGGAAGAGGGTGCAATTTTAAGTTTGAGTCCTTCTGCAGCTAAAATTAATATTAATATAGATCTGGGCGTGGCCGATAATTTATTTGATAGTTTTTATCCTTATCAAATTTTACGTGCCGATGGAAAAGTCCTACAGCCTGCCTTTATAGATATTAAAAGAGATTTTCAAAATATCGTTATTTCAACAAACAATACAACTGACGGAATTTATTTCTTAAAAGCTTATTTTGTTCTTAAAGAACACGTTAGTATATTCTCTGATAGAACAGTTTTCAACGATGTCATTTATGATAAACCCACAGGGTATCGACAGGAAAGAATTAAAAGTAGAGGTTTTAGAACTGTTGACTGGGATGGTGATTATACTAGCCCCGGTTTCTTATTCGACAATGTAAGTATCGAATCCTGGCAACCGTTCGTTGATTATAGATTAGGTGATATTGTAGCTTACAAATCTTTTAATTGGACTAGTCAATTTAATCAAAAAGGTACACAGTTGTTTGATGAATCTAAATGGACTAAATTAGATTCAACTCCTCAGAAACAGCTAGTTTCAAATTTCGATTATAGAATTAATTTATTTGAAGATTATTATAATCTTGACGCCGAAGGACTAGGTACGACCCAGCGAGAGTTAGGCCGTCATTCGGTAGGATATCAGTCAAGAACTTATTTGCAAAATATTGCAGAAGATGAAATTACACAATTTCAGCTCTATCAAGGATTTATTAAAGAAAAGGGTACTAGCAACGCTATAACTAAGATTTTTGATAAACTCAGTAAAACAGATGATGACAGCATAGTATTAAATGAAGAATGGGCCATCAGGACAGGTAGATTCGGTGGTATTAATGAACTGTTAGAAACCGAAATTCAAATTAATAAAATTAATTTTGAAGTTAATCCTCAAACTATTTTAGTAGTTGACGAACAACTCACCGATGTTAAAACAGATCAGAAATATAGAATTAATTCTAATAATATTACAAAAGCTGCTGAAGGATTTTTTACTACAAATATTAATCCTACAAAATATTACGAACCAAGTTCTAGACTTTCGGGTTATGTTAGACCTGATCAGGTTGATTTTGTTGTTAAAAATAAAAATGAAATTTTAGATTTAGATATAAATCTTGTAAAAGAAAACAATTATATATGGATCACCTATGATGACCAAAGTTGGAATGTATTAAGATTTGAAAATCAACCTTTATTGATTATTGAATCTGTAGTCGAATTGCTTGACCTCGAAGTAGAAATAAGATTCAACAGAGTTCACGATATACAAGAAAATGATATAGTAGGTTTAAGGAACATCATTGACTTAGAAGGATTCTTTTTTGTAAAGTCTAAAACAGCCAGATCGATTATAGTTGAAAAAAGAGAAGACAGTGATCAACCAGCTATTGATGATAGTGCCATACAAACAATAAACTTGTTAATATCGTCTCGAATTAATAGTTATAATACTTTAGATCTTAGTGAAGTGGCAGCACTGAAAAAAGATACTAAATTATGGATAGATAATGATCAGAATGATCGATGGGAAGTAATTCAAAAACAAAAATCATATTCTTATAAAAATCTTATAGAATACGGTATTCAAGAACCTGTCGGTAGCGGTACAGCAGTTTTATATATTAATAGTTTAAAACAAATTATTAGTAGTATGCCTGCTACTGGCTATCTTTATTCTTATGTAGAAACATCCAGAGGCTTAGAGCTTTATCAGATAATTCCTTCTCCTAGCGAATTTAGAAGTCAATTGTCTCGAGTATTCGGATCAGCAGTTGCAGCAACACCAGACGGTCAATTTTTAATTGTTGGATCACCTAATGCTAGTTACATAAAAAGTAAGTTTATGGGAGAATTTGATCCTAGACAGGATTATTTTGCTAGCGAAATAGTAATATATAACGGTAAACTGTGGAAGGCAATTACAGATGTTCCGGGAAATCTTTCCGCTCCGACCCTTGAACAGATACGAAATGGTGATGTTCCTGTAGATTCTTCATATATTAATATCTACTCAGTAGATTGGGAACCAGTAACAATAGTTGAAGCTAACTCTACTGGTAGATTGCCTGGTTATAATAATCAGGGAATGGTAACAATTTATAAATTTGAATCTAACAGGTGGATTGAATTCATTTCGATAGTTAGTCCTAGACCTGCTGCCGATGAATTATTCGGTAATGCGATTTCTGTAGGTCAAAGTGGAGACAAGTATTATCTATCTATTTCTGCACCTGGATCCTTAGAAAGTAGAGGCAGAGTTTATCTTTATGTTTATGATAACGAAACAGTGCAAGAAGTTGACAGTGCTTCTGTAGTAACTGCCGGTTCTGGATATTCAGTTTACGAAATTGCTGATGTTGAAATAGTTGAACCAGGATCTAATTATAATGTAGATTCTTCCGGAGTGATTTTATCTGTTAGTTATCTAGGACAAACAGCAACTTTTTCTGCAACGGTTGACACTGAAACCCTAGTTCCCGGAGACGTCGATTTGTTGTTTCCGATTAAGACAGTAACTCCATTGGATAGAGGGTTATGGAATATTCTTCCCGACGGTCCTTTAATAGCGACCGCCGACCCGACTTTTAGTTCAGACGGATCAACGCTAAGTTCAGGATGTATTTTAAGATTAACATTTAGAGAAATAGATGTTGGAGCATCGGTATTAACGGTTAATTATGAAGGACAGAGTGCTACATTTGCTGCTACTATTTCTGCAGGTGAAGTGATTTCAGTTGAACCTATCAATAGAGGAAAGTTCACAACGATTCGTACCTCCCCTGCAAGTACTACAGTAGAACCTTCATACGGAACAGGGGCTACATTATCTATAGTGTATAGAGAAAGAGTAACCAAAGGGTGGAGACACTTAGAGGATATTAATTATAGAGGAGTATTTAATCCCAACGGAGGATATAATCCCTATACAGGAGCTTTCGAAACAGCGAGTAATGTTAAATTTTATCCGGCCGGTAGTATAGTATGGTGGGATAACAAACTGTGGAAAGCATTGGTAGATACAGATTTAAGTGACGACGGAAGCTCCTTAGATTTAGGATTGAATGATTGGATCGAATTAGATGCTATATCTACCCAATGTTCACTGCCGACTAATGTTGCTTTAGGTGACGACGGGTCTACTTTAGCAGAGGGACTATTAGACAAGAATCAAATAGCAGAATTGATTAAAGCTGGAGATCTGTTTGGATCTAGCCTAGCAATGAACAAAGATGGTAGTATTTTAGTTGTAGGATCTCCGAACAGCGACGGACAATTTTTTGTAAATTATAGAGGAGTGTGGAGTCAGTTCCAAGAATATACAGAGTCTGATGTAGTTCAATATGACGGAAATTATTATAGACTAATGGACACCTCCGAGCCCGGCCCAGTTGACTCGTCTATTGTAAGTAAAGGCGATGTCCCGGTTCCTGGGATAACAGAATCTACGTTATCGAATTTAACGCCTTGGTTACATATTGAAAATCTTAGCACAGTTAGTTCTGGAAAAATTCATATCTATAAAAGAGATCAAAATGAAGTTTATAATTTGATTCAAGTTATTACTTCTGAAAATATAGAAAATTATAATAATACAGATTCTGGATTAGATATAGGAATTTATTCCGGAGATAAATTCGGGTTTAGTTTAGATTTAGATGAATCAGGATCTACCTTAGTAGTTTCAAGCCCAGATGCTGATAGCAATTTACAAAATCAAGGATCTGTGTACGTATTCTCAACTACTGATTTAGATTCTCCTATATATAATCTCGATCAGAAAATTACCAGCTACGAATCTTATAATAACGAACAATTTGGATTTTCTGTCAGTGTTGATTACAATGCTGAAAAAATTGTTGTAGGTGCTAAAAATGCTCCTTACAAAATTCCTGTGAGATTTGATATCTCGGTTGGAACCACTTTCGACGGTAATGCTACTAGTTTCAGTGAGCCACAAGGATACACTGGACAAACATATGTGTTTGAAAAGAAATCTAACATATATCTATTAGCAGAAAAATTAGAAGCTGATCTGCAAAATGCCGAATCTTTTGGTTATAGTATTGATACCTTTGGTTCAGTGATCGTTGTAGGTTCTCCTAATTATAGAGCTCCTCTAGAAACCACAGGACAGATATTAAGTTCTCATCCAATAGGAATAACACGGATATTTAGAAAAGATCCTAACGTAAATTCTTGGAATACATTAGCTCAGCAAACACAGAAAGTTGATATCGATCTTCTAACTTCAATAGAAGTCTATGACGAAGTTACAAATACTAAATTAGCAGATGTTGACATAATAGATCATGCAAAATTAAAAATTTTAGGAATAGCTGAACAAGAATTAAGTTTTAAAACAGTTTACGACCCTGCGGTTTATACTAATGGAACCGATGAACAGGTAGTAGATGAAACTACAGCATGGTTTGAAAAAAATGTAGGCAAGTTGTGGTGGGATTTATCTGCTGTAAAATGGATAGATTATGAACAAGGCGATGATGTTTTTAGATCAGGAAATTGGAATGCCTTGGCATATGGATCGTCGATCGACATATACGAATGGGTCGAATCTCCGATACTACCTTCCGATTGGAGTGTACTTGCCGATACGAACGAGGGATTAGCCGAAGGAATTTCGGGACAACCTTTACATAATGATAATACTGTTTATAGTGTTAAAGAAATTTATAACGTAAACACAGGACAGTTAACTGGAACTAGATATTATTTCTGGGTTAAAAATAAATCATTATTGCCGAGCGACGTAATAGGAAGAAGACTACCTTCATCGGATGTAGCATCTTTGATTATTAATCCGTCGTTATCGGGATTACCGATTGTAGCATTAATGGATTCTGATAAATTTTTAGCTTACAATTTTAATTCTTTATTAAAGAATGATAGTGCGTATCTAAATATTCAATATAGAAAAACTAAAAAATCCAATAATCTAAGCCACTCGGAATATATGTTGTTATCGGAAAATTTAATAGGCAGTATTCCGAATCAAGATATCGAAGCAAAATGGATTGATAGTTTAGTTGGATTTGATCAGGCCGGAAATTCTGTTCCGGATCCTAAAATTCCTGCAAAGCAACGATATGGTCTGTCTTTTAGACCAAGGCAGGGAATGTTTAAGGATAATAATAAGATTTTATCTATAATAATTGATAGAATTAACGAACATCTATTACTTCGTCCTTTTGCAGATACATTAAATTATCGAAATCTAAATTTAGTAGATTTGAAACCTGAACAAAGCTCAAATGTATTTGACGAAGAAGTAGAAAACTTTATCGATTTACAAAATGTCAATACCGTTAGAATTAAACAAGCTATCCTGAACGTGAATATAGTAGATTCGGAAGTTGATACGATTGATATCGCAGATCCCGGATTTGGCTATAAGGTAGTTCCGCCAATTGAAATAGAAGGCGACGGATCCGGAGCTAAAGCAGTATTAACGATAGACAACCAAGGAAGAATAAATTCCGTTACAGTTCTTTCTAAAGGAAAAAAATATACTTCGGCGATAGCAAAAGTAAGAAGTTATGCAGTTTTAGTAAACAGTGATGAAACCGCTAATAATTTCTGGAGTGTATATTCTTATGATAACATAAGAAAAGATTTCTTTAGAAGTGAATCTCAAGGATACGACACTACCAAATATTGGTCAAAGATCGACTGGTATGAAAAAGGATATTCTAAAACTTCTAGAATCGGCAAAGAAATAACAGCTCTCTATGAAGAAAGTTCTTTATCTATACAAGAAGGCGACTTATTAAAAATTAAAGAATTTGGAACAGGCGGCTGGGCATTAATTGTTAAAGTTAAAGAAGGCGAGGGCGATATTCTAACCAATTACAAATTAGTCGGAAGGCAAAATGGAACTATTGAGTTATCTACAAAATTATATAGTAAAGAATCTCAAGTATTAGGATTTGATGCAACTAGTTCTTATGACACGAGTGAATATGATTTATTGCCATCTTTAGAATTGAGAAATATTTTAAATGCAGTTAAACAAGATATTTTTATAGAAGATTTAAGAAACGAGTGGAATAATTTATTCTTTATTTCATTAAGATATGCTTTCTCAGAGCAAGAATATATTGACTGGGCATTTAAGACAAGTTTCTTGAATGCAACTCATAATGTTGGATCTTTAGAGCAGAAAGTTAATTATAAAAATGATAGCCTAGATAGTTTTAGAAATTATGTAGAAGAAGTTAAACCATATCGTACAACAATTAGGCAATATACAAGTAGATATACTAACGTTGATATAGATAACTCAGTGTTAACTGATTTTGATTTACCTCCGTCGTATTCCACAGCGAGCGGAAAAATTTTACCAATTAACAGCTCTTATGATTTAACAGATCAATATCCTTGGAAACATTGGAAAGATAATTTAGGATTTGAAATTAAAGAAATTGTTATTTCTTCTAAAGGAGAAGGTTATACTACCGTACCTAAAGTATTAATAGAAGGTGACGGAGAAGGCGCAGAAGCTATAGCATTTATATCGAACAAACAAGTAAGATCTATTAAGTTGATATCGGGTGGAAAAGGTTACACCAAAGCTCCTACAATTTCTTTAGTAGGAGGCAACGGATTTAACAATAACATTGCTAAAGCGGTAGCGATTTTAGGTGAATCTCCGATAAGAACTTTTGATGTGAGATTAAAATTTGATAGAATAAGTAGAAACGGAGTTTTATCTGAATTTAATTTTTCACAGACATTTGTTGCTACAACATCTTCGTCTATATTTGATTTAAAATATGCCCCTAACAAAAATAAAAGTAAGATATCAATTACGAGAAATGGGCAGATTGTTTTTAATAATGAGTATGAAATTGTTTATTATACTTCTACAACAGACACTTATTCGTTGACCAAGGCTAAAATTAAATTTTTAATTCAACTTGAGCAAGGTGATTTAATCGATGTTGTTTATGAAAAATCTAATGAAATCTACGATAGTGTTAATAGAATAAATGCTTATTATAATCCTGCAGAAGGAATGAAAGGTAAAGTTGTTAGTCAATTAATGACAGGAATAGATTATGGTGGCGTCCAAATTCAAGGAACGACATTTGATGTCAGCGGCGGTTGGGATGCTCTGCCATGGTTTACTGATGGGTGGGATAGTGTAGAATCTAACAATGATTATCATTTTATTGTTCCTAGCTCCAATGACGGTAGTACCATAACGGTTTTATTACCGACTGCTCCTGCTGAGGGTCAGCGTGTGTCAATATATCTAAAACGTGCCGGATCTAAAGAATTAAGATCTATCGAGACATTAGATATAAATGGAAATCCGGTAGTAGTTTATGATGAAGCAGTTGCTGAACCGACTCCTATCAGAATTGACGATCCTTATTATGGAATGTACGATGGTAGCACAGTGATGCCTAATGGTAGAACCACTGCCCCAGAAAATGCACTAATGCCTACATTTATCGGCGATGGAGAAAACAGAACAGTAGTGTTTGATGAGTACGGAATACAGACTTTCTCTGGCGATACTTTAATATTTAGAAATTTTGAAAGTGATGGTACAGTTTCGATTAAAGATCCTAATCTTCTAGATACAGAAATTAGCGGAGGATCTTTTGCAGGAACTTGGACCGATAACCTAACAGGTTCTAATGTTGTGGCTGGTTCCTATTCAACTGCTCAGGGCACATTAGCACAAGATATTTCAATTGATGGAGGAAAATTAATAGATCCTGATCAAGTACCTGCCCCAGAAGAAAATGTTCCTGGACAGGTATTAGAAAGTCTTAGTATTAAAGTTTTTAATTCAACCTTTACTGGGGCATCTCCTATTAATTTAAGATTATATTTTGCTGATGGTACACAGAAGAATTTTGATATAGGATTACATATATTAGAAGGTGAATCCCTTGCTGTTTACGTAGATAAAGTCAAACAAGATTTTATTGAAACAAGCAGCATAATCTATAATATAAATTATTCGACTAATCAAATAGAATTTAACGATGCTCCAGTCGCTGGCTCGTTAATTGAAATTATTTCGATCGGTGTTGGCGGCGTATCGATTTTAGATTATACCGAATTTACAGCAGACGGTGAAACTTCTCATTTCCTTACCAAGGCTAATTACTCCGATACCCAATCAGTACTAGTCACTGTAGATGGTATTGAAGTAGATATTGGATTTGTTGAAAGTTCGACAGTTACAGAAACTTCAGGAAAGACTTTAGTAGAATTTGGGTCACGTCCAGAATTAAGTCAAGTCGTTAAGATTGTGGTATTAGGATCTTCTTTAGATACTGATAGTACTCAGCAATCTGTGATTCGATCTAATCAACAGACATTCACTTATGACGGAAGCATTCGTCGATTTGATCTTGATAAGTTTGTAAACTTAACAAGAAATAGTTCTAGATCTGCTATGTTAGTGGAGGTCAATTCTGTACTTTTACAAGGAGTTGATACAGTAGTTCAGGTATACAATGGCACAAACAACACACTGACAGTAGGGGTAGATCCTATCGAAATTTCCGGAACCATCACTTCTAATAACATTAAAGTTTTTATTAATAATGTAGAACAATCATTTTTAGTTGCTTGGACTTATAATGGTACTACTAGTGTAGTTACAGTTTCAACCTCTTATCTTCAAATAGGTGATATAATCAAAGTTGAAACTGATGTAAGGTGCGAGTATAGCATTGTTAATAATGATATTGTAATAAGTGATTCTGTAAGTTTAAATTCTGGAGATTCTATTACAGTAACATGGTTCAGCGAATACCCAACATTTGATATTATCAGTGATGAATATACTGGAGGTAAATCGATCTATCGATTATCTGCTCCTCCTATTAATTCTAGTTATGTCTGGGTTTACAAGAACGGTGTAAGATTAACTGGAAATAAAGATTATTCGGTATCGTTACCTAGAGCAGTTTTATATCTAAATGATGAAACTACCGTATCGGATAAAATTAAAATCTTCCAATTTGGTAATAGGATTTATAAAAAATCTTCAGCATATCAGATATTCAAAGATATGTTGAACGTCTATTATTATAAGCGTTATTCGATCGATCGAAATGTCAAATTAGCTCAAGACTTAAATTATTATGATCAATCTATAAAAGTAACTGATGCATCTAATCTTTCAATTCCGATAGCTTCGAGGAACATTCCTGGAATTATCGAAATCAACGGAGAAAAGATTGAATACTTGTCATTGAGCGGAAATACTTTATCTCAACTTAGAAGGGGAAGTTTTGGCACAGCTATTGCTACAGTGCATGAACAGGGCAGTCATGTAATTAATTTAGGATCTTCTGAGAATATACCTTATGTTGAATCTCAAGATAAAGATAATTTTATCAGTGACGGTAGTACGTTGTTAATAGGACCGTTACCTTATGTTCCTAGTAAATCAACTAGAAATTCTTGGTTTAGAGATACTGGAATATCAGGTATTCCTAAAGAATACGGTCCGTGTGATCAGGTAGAAGTATTTGTAGGCGGTACAAGATTAAGAAAAGATCCTATCACAATCTATAAAGAAGAGTTAGGACCGTCAAGCCCGTTAGCCGATGAAACTATACAGGCAGAATTTAGTGTTGACGGAGACTCAAATTACGTGAGACTTTCGGAGCCAGTAAAAGTAGGAACTAGAATCACAATAATTCGTAGAACCGGAAAATCTTGGTACGATCGAGGACAAACAACAGCGACAACTGGGCAGAGTTTGTTAGAAAATAACACCTCGATCGCGATATTCTTGTCGCAAAAGACTACGGAGTTGCCCGAATAAATACACTATGGATTTAGAAGAGAACAATATGGAACAGCAGCCAATGCCAAAAAACATTCAAATTCCAGAAAAAAAGCCTAATGAGATCGGAGGATTTCATTACGAAGGGCATATCAAAATCTGGGACCCGGATACAAAAGAAGTATTAATCGATAAAAGAAACGCGATTCATTATGAAAATATGAGTATTGCTATGGTTAACAGTATTAGTAACCAGGGCAAAGGCTGGATTTATGAAATGGTATTTGGGTCAGGGGGAACAACAGTAGATCCTACGGGATTAATTTCGTATCTAACTCCCAATACTATCGGTACTAATACAGGATTATATAATCAAACTTATAATAAAATAGTGGATCAAAATGCTACTGCAAATACAGATCCTGTTAGAAACAAAATGGAAGTTAGACATATTAGCGGTGCAACTTATTCGGACGTGATTATAACTTGTTTACTAGATTACGGCGAGCCTGATGGTCAAGAAGCTTTTGATAATAGTCAAACATTATCGGGAGATTTTGTATTTGATGAATTAGGATTAAAATCTTATGATCCGTCGGGTTCGGGAAAATTGTTAACTCATGTTGTGTTCCATCCTGTACAGAAAAGTTTGAACAGATTATTGCAGATTGATTATACAATCAGGATACAAAGTCTAACCGGTTTTAATGAGGTATAACAATGCCATATAATGTCAATTTTACTGATAGTGCAAAATTACCCATTACCGTTAATGATAGCACTAACAATACGGAAACAAGTTTAACATTTCCAGGTAGAAACACCACAGGATACGGTCAAAACGTCGCTGAAAATTTTCTACATCTCCTAGAAAATTTTGCCAATGCAAATAAACCAGAGAATCCAGTAGAAGGACAATTATATTTCAATACAAATAATAAAAGTTTAGAAATATACGATGGCACTAATTGGAAAGCAGCCAGTAACATTCGAGTTGATAATAATGAACCTAGCCTCTCTTCGGCAGAAACTGGCGAATTGTGGGTAGATACAAATAATCAACAACTTTATATTTTCAGTGGAGAACGTTGGATTTTAGTCGGACCTAACTTTTCAACAGGATTGAGAAGCGGTCCTCTAGTTGAACAGATTGTGGATAGTACTAACCAAAATAAAGTCATTGTAACTTTTTATGTCGAGGACGAGCCTGTAATAATTGTTTCTAAGGATAGCTTCACTCCTAAGATTGCTATTACTGGTTTTACAACAATTAAGTCTGGTGTAAATATTTCTTCCGTTAGTGATCTTGGATCGGGGGGATTTTCTCCTAAATTTTACGGTGCAGCATTAAACTCAGATTCTCTAAATGTGTTAGGATCAGAAATTCCTGCTACTAGGTTTTTAAGATCAGATGTTTTAAACACTACAGAACAAGGCTTTAATATTAAAAACAATCAAGGTCTAACACTAGGTGTTGACGGGACCTTTAGTTTAAGTGTTTCATCAGGTGCAGGAAAAATTTATAATTCTACAGCCGGCAGTAGTATTGATATACAAACCAATCAAGATAATAGACCAGTAACTGTATTGAGAGTGATTGATAATAAAATTGCTATCAATAAAAATGTTCCGGACGAAGCACTAGATATCAGCGGAAATCTTAAAGTAGACGGATCCATAATTTTAACTTCTACAAATGAAAGTACTAATTTCAGTAACGGAACATTAAGAACCGCAGGAGGTATAGCAGTATCGAAAAATATCTTAGTCGGAACAACGCTCAATGTTACGGGCATTACTACTACCAGTAATGTAAGACCATCTGTTACTGATACATATAATTTAGGACAAAGTTCCGATCTAAGATACAACGCCGTTTATACTAAAAATTTATATGCCCAGAACCTGTTTGGAATATTAACTGGAAATATTACCGGTAATGCTACAACAGCTACAAATTTAAAATTTCCAACTTTGTTTAAAACTACTGGAGCAGTAACTTCTACAGTAGAAACATTTACCGGTACTGAAGGATCTATAACTCTTGAAACAATATTAACCAGCGAAATAATTAGCGGTCAAACAAGGGCACCCGATGAAAGATATCCTTTAGACAAGAACGATGATTTATTAATTTTTAGATCTGCTCCTTCGACAACTGGAGGATCGACAGGTTTATTTAAAATTAGTAAGGAAGAATTTTTACAAGATGCAATTATACCTATTGGCGGTATTATTCCTTTTGCAGGAGAAGTCGTTCCTGCCGGCTATCTGTTATGCGATGGTAGAGAAGTTGAGATATCGAGATATCGAACTTTGTATAACATAATTGGAAATGCATACGGTGCTCCGTCGATAGGTTTTGAAACTTTTAAGCTTCCGGATCTTAGAGGTCGATTCGTTCTTGGTAGAGACGACATGGACAATAAGGATGACGGTGTTATTAGTGGATTAGTGCAGGCAGCACCTCCTGCTACTGGGCAAGTTGCAGGAAAGGTATCGGGACCGGCAGGAAGAGTGGAAGGTATTGAGGCACAAACTGTGGGAGGCACAGGAGGATCTTCAGACCAGATTCTAACAGTGGCCAATCTACCCGACCATGAACATGATATGGTTGGTTCTGCTGGTGAACAATATTATTCAACAAGAGCAGATAGTGCTGTTCCTACAGATATCGGATCTTTTTCTGGAAGAGGAGGCACAACACCTTCTCAAACACAGTATCTTCCTACAAGTGGAGGTATTAAAACTAGTGAAACTTTGTCAACAGCTTTTTCTACATTGAATCCGTTTTTGACATTAAATTTTATTATTAGATCAGGACCAACAGAATTCTAAGGTAAAGAAAATGGCGTATACAATTAATAAAACTGACGGAACAATTTTAACTACTCTAGCTGACGGTCAGTTAGATAATGTAACTACCGATCTTACTCTTATAGGAAAAAATTATAGCGGGTTTGGAGATGCCTTAAATGAAAATTTTGTAAAATTATTAGAAAATTTTGCAGGTTCAGCTGTTCCGACAAATCCTATTAGAGGACAAATTTGGTTTGATACATCAGAATTTAAATTAAAAGTTTATAACGGATCTTCTTTTCAGCCAGTTTCTAGTGCTACTATATCCGATTCTCTCCCTACTGATATTGCTATAGGCGATTTATTTTTTAATAGCACCGATAAGCAATTATATTTTTATGACGGCGTTAATCCTATATTGTTAGGTCCTGATTATTCCCAGAGTCAAGGATTAAGCGGATTAAAAGTTGTTAACGTATTAGATGATAGAAATCAAACTAGAATCGTTACACTTTTATATGTAAATGCTGTATTACTTGGCATCTTTTCAAAAGATACATTTACACCAAAAACAGAAATATCGGGATTTGGTAGAATTGAAATAATACCGGGATTTAATCAAGCAACCGCTGCCGGAATCAAATTTGCAGTCACCGCAACAAATTCAGATAGATTAGGAAACCAACCAGCATCTTCATATGTTAGAAGTGATACAAGCGGATCCATCGAAGGCAACCTCAGTGTAAGAGATAATTTGCTAGTAGGAAGTGACGATCAGTTTCAACTAGTTGTAGATAATTCAAATGTACAAATGGCGAACATCGCCAATAATAAAAGTTTTAAAATAACTGTTAAGAAGGATCTAGAAGCTGAAGATGCTATAACTATTGATCCTATCACAAGAACTATCGGAATATATGATAACAATGCTTATATCAGTAGTCAAGTTAATATCGGCGGATCATTATCCATAGCAGGAAACATTACTATTAATGGTACCCTTACAGTAAATGACGGAGATGTCACTATTGTAAAGACTACTGAATTAAATGTTGAAGATAAATTAATTGTTTTGGCACAGACCGGTGACAGTAGTCTTAATAGGGACGAATATGCCGACGAGGGTGGTATAGTATTAAAAGGCGCTTATTTTGATGAAGAGGTTTCGAGTCCGACATATAATACTTGGGTATTAAAAGATCACATATTCCAATGGAGCAATTCGAACAAAGGTTCCTCAGGGACTAGAATGGCTCTAGCAGACGATGCCTGGAATAGTTCCGAACATATAAATTTAGAAGCAGGAAAAGCATTTAAGATAAATGGAACTACTGTAATAGATGGTAGTAGTCTAGGACCAGGAATTACCAGTATACCGGGGGTAACCAGTTTCGGACCTCAGATATTTGTTCAAATCGGTCCATCTGCAGGATCTCCGGTATTGAGATTAGAGCAAAATAGATTATCTGCAGTCGCTACAAATTCTGATATACAAATTACTCCTAATGGTACAGGAAATATACAATTAAGACAGGTCACAGGATCTACTTATGGAACACAAACAAATGTAGGATTTCCTTTATTAAGGGGCGTTGCAACAACATCACAATCGGCACCTAGTCAAACTGGGGAATCACCATCTCTTATATCCGCTACAGAAAATACAGAAGCCACCAACAAACAATATGTATTAAATTTTGTTAGAACTAGGTCATTGGTATTCAGTATGGATATTTCAGACGGCTTAACCAATGTCGGAATTGAAGGAATATTATCTACATTGGCTCCGATCACAGAATATGAAGTAGGGACTGTAGCACGAGTGTTATGTACATCATTAACAAACGCTAATTCTACAGCAGATGTTGAATCAGCTAAATCTACATCGTTTACAAATTTCTTAACACCGCCTAGCGGATCACCGGGCACTTCGCCGGGAATATCGTCTGTTTCTTTCTCATCAGTTACTGTTCCTGCCCAGACTATCCAGGTTTCGCCTAGAACAGTTAAAACTTTTCAAATACAAATTGGTGTTGGTTGGAAATATATCAGTGAAACATTCGTATAATGGAGCGTTAGATGGCTTATGTAATTAATAAATTCAACGGTGAAAGATTAACTGTTTTAGAAGACGGAACATTAGACAATTCTACAAGTTTAGGACTTGTAGGAAGAAACTACACCGGTTACGGAGAAATACAAAATGAAAATTTTGTGTTCATTTTAGAAAATTTTGCTAACTCAACAGCACCTTCAAAACCTATAACTGGACAGACTTGGTATAATACATCGACTAAAACATTGAATGTTTATAGTGGAACAGGATGGTCGCCCGCCGGCGGAGCTTCGGTCTCCGATACAGCACCAAATTCAGCTGTAGACGCTGCCTCTACTAATCCTATTCCTGGGGCATTATGGTTTAAAAACAATACTAATCAGTTATATGTTTCAGATGGAGAGACATGGAATCTTGTCGGACCAGATGCTATTGAGAATTTTGGAATAACAAAACTAGTAAGTAGATCTATCTCAGATGTTAATGGAGTACAACATCCTGCTGCACTTTTTTATAGCAATAATGAACCGATAGCTATCTATACAAGCGATTCGTTTACAATCAATACTTCGGAAAATTTGACTGGGTATACAGCTCTTGTAAGAGGTATAAATCTAAAATCTGGAACAAATTTAAATGGAAATGTATTAGGTAATTCTACCAGCGCCACTAGATTAGAAAACTATGTGAACATTAATGGAATTCCTTTTGATGGTACTCAGAATATAAACATAAAATCTTCTACAGCTAATACCCTGTCAAGGGGAACATATCTTATAGGAAGTAATTTTGATGGTAGTTCTGCTACTACTTGGTCAGTAGATGCATCATCGTCTAATATAATAGGAAAAGTAGTTGCTAGAGACACTTCTGGAAATTTTAGTGCAGGTACAGTCACAGCTGATCTTATAGGAGATGTAACTGGAAATGTTACAGCTATTTCGGGAACCAGCAGATTCGATGTAATAGAAGCAAATACTTTTGTTGGAAATACTCTAACAGGAAATGCCAGAACTGCTTCGAGATTAGCTACACCGGTCACAATTAACGGAGTTTCTTTTGACGGCAGTGCAAATATTACGGTGTCTGCATCTGCCAATACTTTAACAGGAAACACTATTCCGTCAAATGTATTTCAGTCTAGTTTAACCTCTGTAGGAACACTAGCTGACCTTAATGTAGGCGAATTTGGTATAAAAATTGGTAGTGGACAGCAATTAAAATTATATTTAGACAGTAATAATCCGACTATAGAGTCTACAGTTACAAGTGGCGGATTGAGTTTAGAAATTAATGATTCTCCAAAAAGTCAAAATAATCCTGCTGTCTCTTTTATCAGTTCTGCTCAGGCAGTTATATTAGGCGGCGATGATAATCCTGCATTCACTAAAACCAAAAGTGGTAATATAAATTTAGGGTTACCTGATTTTAGATGGAATACTGTATATGCTACTGAATACCAAGGAAGCATATCAAGAGTCGGATCGTTGTATCCCACAGTGGGCGGAACAACAATTACCGCTAATGCAGATTTTATTATAACAGGAAATCTTACTATACAAGGTACAACTTTATCAGTTAATTCAACTGTTGTAAATGTAGCAGATAAAACATTAACACTGGCATCCGGATCTCCAAGTTCTGCAGCAGCTGATCAATCGGGATTATTAATAGACGGATCCTTCGCTGAATTTTATTATAGAGCAACAGGCGATAAATGGGTTTCAAATAAAGATATCGATGTAGGTGCCAATAAATTCCGAGGTAGAGCAACTTCGGCAGAATATGCCGACTTAGCTGAAAATTATCTATCGGATAAAGCTTATGAGCCAGGAACAGTATTAGAATTTGGTGGCGAATTTGAAGTGACTTTAGCAGAGGACGAAACTAGAAGAGTTGCTGGTATTGTATCAACTAATCCTGGATATTTAATGAATTCTGAATGTAAAGGAAAATATGTTGTACCTATGGCGTTAGAAGGCCGTGTTCCTTGCAAAGTTAGAGGAAAAATACGTAAAGGTGATCTGCTTACTAGTGGAGGAAACGGGTATGCAAGACCATCAATAGATCCAAAAATTGGAACTATTGTAGGAAAAGCTCTTGAAGATTTTGACGGCACAGAGGGAGTTATAGAAGTTGTTGTTTGTAAATTATAAGAATAATTTAACACATAAATACTGAATATCGGAGTTTATAGATGGCATATCAAGTTGATAAATTTAACGGCACTTTTTTGGTATCAGTCGATGATGGTACTATTGATACTACCACAGATCTAAGATTTGTAGGTAAAAATTATGCCGGATACGGAGAGGTTCAAAATGAAAACTTCCTTCATTTGCTAGAAAATTTTGCTAATACTACAGCCCCGCCAAAAAGAATTACTGGTCAAATATGGTTCGATACAGGAAGTAAAAAGCTTAAATTTTTTGACGGTACTAGATTTAGAACTTCCAGCGGAGCAGAAATAGGAAGTACACCACCTACAGGTTTACAAACAGGAGATTTATGGTTCGATACCAGTGCTGAGCAACTTTATACGTGGAATGGTACGGAATATATATTAATTGGCCCTGAAGCTAGTCCTACTACAGGTGAATCGGCAGCAGTTCAGGACACTGTAAAAGATGATGTTAATAACAATCATTCTATTTTAAAATTAGTTTCTGAAGGCGAAGTTGTTGCTATTTTAAGTGCTGATGCTTTTAGGCTGAATACATCTAATCCGATTACGGGTTTTCAAGATATAAAGAAAGGTATCAATCTAGTTAATACTAATGGTACTACAGGAGTTACCAGCACAGATCATTATTTTTGGGGTACTGCTTCTAATGCTGCAAAATTAGGAGGTTTTTCCGCCTCGGATTTTGTAAGAGCTGGTGCTGCTACGTTTTCAACAGGTTTATCTGTAGCTGATTCGGGAATAACCATTGGCGATCAAAATGATTTAAGAATTTGGGTTGAAGACGGTAACAATGTTTTATTAGAAAATCAGCTCGGAGATAATATAACATTTAGAATCAAGACTTCTGTAGATCTTGATGTTTTAAGAATAGGAGCCACAGGAGTATTTCCTGCAGCAGACGGAACGTTTAATTTAGGAACAACAGGATCATCGTGGTTACAGGTCACAGCCTCTACATTTAATGGTGCATTAGTAGGAAACGTTACTGGAAATACAACAGGTATACACAAAGGAAATGTGTTAGCCAGTGATAATTCGGTAGCGTACAACGCAACAACAAAGGTTTATACTGGTAGTTTTTCTGGAAATTTAACCGGAAACGTTACAGGTAGTGTTACAGGAACTGCAACATCTGCATCTACACTAGGAGGCATCAGCGCATCTGAGTCGGTGGTTGTTAGTACTATCCCAATTAGAAACTCTTCGGGAAATATTTTAGCTAATCAGTTTGTTGGAACTACAGATAAGGCAGATCGATTAAGAATTAATGATGCTGCATCGGATACTGATCCAAACTACCGTTCAGCAAAGACTACCGCTACAGCCAATACTATCGCAGCTAGAGATGCGTCTGGAGATATATATGCTGTTAAGTTTAGAGGAACGGCAACAGCAGCAGAGTACGGAGATCTAGCAGAAAAATATCTTCCAGATCAGGATTATGAAGTAGGAACAGTTGTATCTGTGGGCGGCGAAAAAGAAATTACAGCATCTAAATTTGGAGATAGAGCTATCGGTGTTATCTCGGAAAAACCAGCATACCTTATGAATGATGGATTAGTTGGCGGTGTTGCAGTGGCATTAAAAGGAAGGGTTCCTGTTAAAGTAGTAGGATCAATTAAAAAGGGAGATAGGCTGATAGCAGTCAACAATGGCGCGGCTCAAAAAGCTGCTTATCATTCTTATCCTGATGTTTTTGCCATAGCCCTAGAAACTAGCGATGAAGTACAACAAAGAATCATTGAATGTATTGTAATATAAGGAATAATAAAAATGGCATCAGTCGGATCAAGAATATCAGCAGCAGATTATAACGCTATCAGAAATAAAATTATAGCTGTTATGGGAACAGGGACAACCAACCCTACTACCGGATTGACTGATTATACATTTGGCTACGGTCAACAGTTGATGAGTTCTGCAGTGGCAGCAGGTCAAACTATTACCAGGTCTCAATTTGAACTTTTAAAAAGCGATATCCTTAATGCTAGATTACATCAAGATGGAACTAGTCCTACTGTTACTACAGTAAACAGTGGAGATGTTATTAGATATGGTGCCACCCATCCAGTTACGCAGTACGATTCCTTAACCAATACTGCCATTGCTAATAAATTTAATCTTGGAACTGGTTACTTTAGTACAGTATCAATTAAAGACAGCGGTGGCGTTGATCTTCCAATGCCTATTACCAGAACGACTAGTTGGAGTTCTGCTGTTTCTTGCACCGTTACCGTTACTTTTCCTAGTTCCAATGCCATGCGTTATTTCTTTAACAGTGGCGGTAGGATAAATTTTAATAGTACAAGAACTGGAGGTGCTTCAACTTCTCAAAACAGTATATGGTCTAGTACTTTAACATCTGCCGGGACGCAAGGCTTAGGCGCGATCAGTAGTGGCAACCAAGGAGTTAATTTTTATAATCTTACAACTACTGATCAAATTTGGTATTCTATTACATCTTCAGCACCGTATGCTTCAAACACATGGAGATTACGTGCTAGATTAGCAAGTGGTGTTGTGGGTAGTTCTTCGTTTACTGCGACACAGATTATTTTCACAGCAACTTGGTCTGACGGATATACAGATCCGGATGTATCAGCTGGGTTACCCGCTCTTACTAATCCTCCCGGTGATGTAGTTGACGGAACTTTAAATTTAACAGTTACTCAAACTTATGCCGGAAGTACTGCTGGAATTAATTTATTACCTATAGTGACTCCTCCCGCCGTTCAACCAGTTTGGACGATTACTTTGCCTACATATAGCAATACATCAATCACCGGTTCATAATTCTTTGACCTTAATTTAAGTGGCACTAAATAATGTGCTACTTTAATTAAAGGGATAAGAATGGATGAACGTCTTCGAAAAGCCTTAGATTTTTCTAATTTTAGGCACACATTTTCAATTCAACGAAAAATTTTAAAAGAAAAAAATGAAGCTAGGCTTACCTATGGCTATAGCGGCGGTATATTTAAAATAGATATGTCGTTAATAACTTTTGTTGATATGCTTATCAATAATGGCAGAAAAAACGATGTTCCTATTTTAGATTCTAATAATAATCCAATTTTGATTAATGATTTAGAAGATTTTAAAAATGAAATATTAGATAGATATTTTACTTCTACTTTAGAATATTATAAAGAATATGAAAAAGTAAAGAAAACTCGTTCATTGGAAAAACTTTTAGAACTATGAATAACGGCGTACTAATTTTTGCTCATAACAGTCCTTTTATTGATTACGGCACACTGGCAATAATATCTGGAGGCCTAGCCAAAAAAAATCTTAAGGTACCTGCATCATTAGTGACAGATAGCGGAACTTTATCATGGTTAAAAACGGCTGGATTAGAGAAAAAATTAAACGATGTTTTTGAAAAAATTATAGAAATAGAATACCCTTATACAGAAAACACGAGAAAACTTTATGATGGATTCCATCATCAAACTGTACCGTTTTTAAATTCTAATAGATGCGATGCTTATTCTTTAAGCCCTTATGATAACACGTTATTAATAGATAGCGATTTTTTAATTTTCACTGATAGATTAAATGAATACTGGAATGTTGAATCCAGTGTGATGATTGGTGATTCTATAAATGACATCTTAGAAGATCGTCCGGGATATCTTGATAAAAGAATTTCTGAATCAAGTATTCCTTTATTGTGGGCCACTACGGTTATGTTTAAAAAAAATAAAGAAAGCGATTTTTTCTTTAAATTAGTAGAATTTATAAAATTAAATTATGTTTATTTTGCTGACCTTTTTAGATTTAATCCATCACAGTTTAGAAATGATATTGCCTTTAGTATTGCCAAACATATATTGAGCGGTTATGAGATTGAAAACGTTTACAATCTTCCTCCTATAACTTCTGTTTTAGATAAAGATATTTTATTAGAAGTTGATAATACAGGAAAGATGATAATTTTAATGAATCCGCACGATGACGGAAACTATAAATCTGCAAAAATTTTAAACACTGATATTCATGTTATGAACAAACAAAGTATTATCAGGAATAAAGATATGCTAATGGAATTAATATGAACTTTGGTTATTTAATATTTGCTTCTAATGAAAATATAGATTATCTTAAAATGGCCTACGGCTTAGCCATCAGCATTAAAAATACTCAGAAAGAAGGGTACGATAAAGTAGCATTGGTAATAGATGATAAGTCAAAAGTTGAAAATCTCGCCTCTCCCTGGGTATTTGATACAGTTATAGAATGGAATCAAAAGACAGGATGGGATGGTCGTTCTTGGATGGACGATTTAACACCTTTTGAGAACACGGTATGTTTAGATGCAGATATGTTATTCTTAAGAGACTATAGTCATTGGATAGATTATTTTATTGAAAATAATATAGAATTATATCTACCAAATAAAAGTTATACATTTAGGAATGATGTTGTAACGGATAACTTTTATAGAAGAACTTTTGAAAAAAATGGACTTCCTAATCTTTATAGTTTTTATACTTTTTTTAATAAAAATTCTGACTTGGCTAAAGAATTTTTTTCTTTAGGAAGATACATTATAGAAAATCCTATCGAGTTTTCGAACTTATTTTTAAGTAATCATATACCGAAGATTTTAGGTACTGATGAAGCGTTTGCTTTAAGTGCAAAAATTTTAGATATATCCGACGAAATCAGTTATGATTTGAGTTTTCCTTGTATAACACATCTTAAGCCTAGAATACAAGATTGGTCATTTTCTTCAGATAAAGTTACAGATCACGTGGGATTTTATTTAAATGATCAAGGAAATTTAAAGATCGGAAATTTTCAACAAACAAATATTATTCATTATGTTGAAAAAGATTTAATGACCGACGAGTATATAAGTCTTTTAGAGGATATTTTATGGTCCAAGAAACAGTAGTTGAAGATTATTTTGATTTAACGGTAGATATTCCTGTCATAAAATACTATATTCGATTTGCTCTAGAATCGGGTGTAATTACAGAAGTTTTTCCTAGTTGGTCTAATATAACTGATAATGACTGTCTGGAAATTGACGATGACCTAGCCGACGATCTCTTAACCGGAATTAAAACATTATCTTCTATTAGAATAGATACTAGTCAACTTCCTTTTAAAATTTTAGAAAATCAAAATTACGATCTTGTGTTAAGTAAAATTGATAATGTGTTACATAGAGTAATTGAGAAGAAGTGGTCAAACATATCTAAACCTGATATTCAGATAATTTACGATAGAAAAGAAGAAGAACTTATTTTTAAAATTAACCCGTCGATAAAAGAAATGTCTTGGCCCGGCGAAAAAGAACTGATATTTTTAATTACCGGCTATAATGATCCTAATAACTTAAAAGAGATGATTAGATTTTCTATAGACGAATTATCAGCATATCCTCAAAAATTTAAATTTAAATTGCGCAGCAAATTTAGTATTTTTACAAGAAGGTTGTTTTCTAATTATACTTTGGAAATTAAATGAAAATTATAGAATTCGATGTTATTTTTTTAAGCTATGATGAACCTAACGCAGATTTGCATTATGCAGATCTGTGCAATAAGGTGCCTTGGGCAAAACGTGTCCACGGAGTGAAAGGTAGCGACCACGCACACAAAGCCGCCGCTGAAAAATCCGAGACGGATTGGTTTATAACTGTAGATGCCGACAATATTGTAGATCCTAAGTTCTTTAATATCGACTTAGATATGAATGATCCTAAGATTCGAGTCTATGGTTGGTGCGGTCGTAATGTTATCAACGGATTACGTTATGGCAATGGAGGATTAAAAATCTGGAAAAAAGATTTCGTCCTTAATATGAAAACTCATGAAAATTCTGATAGCGATAGAGGACAGGTCGATTTCTGTTGGGAAGATGGTTATCGTAACTTTCCCTTAAGCTTCAGCGATAGCATTATCATCGGATCGCCTTTTCAAGCATGGAGAGCAGGATTTCGTGAAGGTGTAAAAATGACACTGCTTGATGGTGTTAAGGTCCCTCCTTTAGAAATACAACAGAGAATATGGTGGCACAATATACATAGATTGCGTATGTGGTCAACTGTCGGCAGTCACGAAGAAAACGGACTCTATGCAGTTTACGGAGCCAGACTAGGAACATGGATGGCTAACTGTACAGATTGGAATTATGTAGATGTTAGAGATTTTGAGATCTTAAGAGATATCTGGAAACAATACGGCAAGCCTTATGAAGAAGTTAACGGTGATGGATTAATTGAAGCTACCAAAGACCTCGGAGAAAAAATCAAGTTAGGTCTAGGATTACATTGGCCATATCTAGATGCTGCTCAAAGCAAGTATACGCTAGATCTATATAACGAAACAATGAATTTAAACGACACATATTTTAAGATGCCCGTTCCCGCAAATGTATGATATTTTTTATGTTTCTAAAGATAATGGATTTGATGACACTTGGAAGAAAATCAAATCTAAATATCCTATTGCACAACGATTGTCTAATGTTAAATCATATGAAAGTATACGTTCTCGAGCATTTACAAAAATGTTTTGGGTCATATGGGATGATCTAGAAATTAACGAAACTATTGATTTATTAGAATATAAAGTCTCAAAGTGGGACGATATGTATGTTCACGTTTTCAAAAATGGAGAACATTACGATGGTATTTGTTTATTTCCTAAATCAGAAAATATTTCTCAACGGGAATTTGATCATAGATTTTTTAATAATAAAAAAGAAATAGCCATCGTAGCAAGCGTCCCTAAACCTTTCGACAAATTTTTCGTAAACTCTTACGACGAATATCTTTCAGCATTACAAAGTTCTTCTACTGAAATGTTTTGGGTTATATGGAAAGATGTTGATATTATAGAAGACTTTGGCTTTGATTATCAAGTACCGTCGTACAACAGAAATGTAGTCCATATATTTAAGAACGGTGATCATCACGACGGTATATGTTTATTTCCTAAATCTACAACAGTTTCGAGCAAAGAGTTTCAGCATCGATTTTTTTCAAATAAAAAAGAAATCGATATACAAGCAAGTGCTCCTAAGCAATACAGTGTTTATTCCCCACTAACATATGACGAGTATTTAGATATTCAAGATGATATGTTTTGGCTAGTATGGCCAAATCTGTCAGTCATTGATCAAACAGTTTTTAACATATATTTTAGCCATCACAACTCTTACGATAGATCTGAACATCACATTTTTAAAAACAGATGTTATGATAAAGAAATGTTTGTCAATGGTATTATGTTATGCACTAAGAAAAAAACTATTTCAAAACGAGAGTTTGATATTAGATATCTAGTCGATAAAAAAGAACATGACAGAGTAGTATCTAAATCTCAATATCCTATTTTAACAGCAAATACATATGATCAATATTTAGAAACTTTAAAAACTTCAAAAGATGATATGTTTTGGCTAGTATGGCCTAATATCAAAATGACAGATGAATCAGTTTTTGATCTATACTTTGATCCACGTGACGGCAAGTATGATCATGACAGATCTGAACATCACATTTTTAAAAACAGATGTTATGATAAAGAATCTTTTGTCAATGGCGTTATTTTATGCACTAAGAAAAAAACTATTTCAAAACGAGAGTTTGATATTAGATATCTAGTCGATAAAAAAGAACATGACAGGATAGTATCTAAATCTCAATACCCACTGGTTGAAATTTCTGAATATGATGATTATTTGTCTGCTCTAGAATCAGTCCAAGATGATATGTTTTGGGTATCCTATCCTGAAATAGAAATAATAGACGAATCAGTTTTCGATCTGTACTTTGACCCACGTGACGGCAAGTATGATTATGATAGAAGTATTAATCATGTGTTCCTCCATCATTTTAAAGAAAAAGAACACACTTATAATGGTCTCATGTTAATGAGTAAAAACTCTCAGGTCGGAAAGAGAGAAATAGATTTTAGATATCTTATCAATAAAAAAGAACAAGAAATCATTGCGTCTCAACATAAACTATATGACATAGTGTTTATCAGTTACAATGAACCTAACGCCGATGAGAATTGGAACAATCTTAAAGAAAAATATCCTCGTGCTAAACGAGTACACGGAGTTAAAGGAATCCATCAAGCTCACATTCGAGCAGCAGAAATTTGCTCTAGTGAAATGATATGGATAGTAGATGGAGATGCTGAAATAGTTGACGAATTTAGTTTTGATCATGTTGTTACGAGATATGAAAAGAATATAGTACATGTTTGGAGAAGTCAAAATCCTATTAACGGATTAATCTACGGTTATGGGGGCGTAAAACTGTTGCCACGCCATCTAACCTTAGCTATGGATGTAAACAGTACTGATATGACTACATCGATTAGCGATCAGTTTATAGCTATGAAAGCAGTTTCGAATGTCACGGTGTTTAATACTGATCCATTCAATACATGGAAATCAGCATTTAGAGAGTGTGCCAAACTTTCTGCTAAATTAATTAATAGACAGGATGATGATGAAACCAATGAACGATTAGTAGTATGGTGTAGTCAAGGCAAAGATAAACAATACGGAGAATATGCTATTGCAGGAGCTATCGCCGGAAGAGATTTTGGGTTATCTGCCAAAGATGATCAGACCCAGCTAGCTAAAATTAATGACTTTGAATGGTTGAAACGGAAATTTGATGGAGTTTAATAGGAACATAAAAGGAAATGGATTAAGAAAAATTGATGGTAGATATCAATCGAGATATCTACTTGACGCTGAATACGTTCATCAACAATTAAACAAAATTAGTAATAGTTTTTGTTTAGCTAAGTGGTTCAATGTCAGTATACATATTCCTACAGGTCGTACACATAGTTGTTATCATCCTAGAAGTCACGTAATACCAAATGAAGAAATTAAAATCGATGTAAGTGCATTGCATAATACGAAATATAAAAAAAGCCAAAGACAATTAATGTTAGAAGGAGTTCGTCCCAAGGAATGTGAATTTTGTTGGCAGATAGAAGACAGCGGTTCACAACTCAGTGACAGAGCATATAGAAGTAAAGATGTTTGGGAACCAGAACTTATTGAAGAAGCTTTAACAGTCGGAGCCAGCGGCAATGCCAATCCTAGATATGTTGAGGTAAATTTTAATCAGGCCTGCAATTTTAAATGTAGTTATTGTAGTCCTCATCTTAGCACTGCCTGGATGGATGAGATTAAAAAATGCGGTCCTTATAAATTGTCTGACAGGATTCATAATGATACAAGATGGATCGAAAGCGAAGTTCCGATCAATAACGGTCCCGATAATCCTTATCTTTTAGCATTCTGGGAATGGTTGCCACAAATTTATCCTACGCTACAAACTTTCCGTATGACTGGCGGTGAGCCGTTGATGGACAAAAACACTTTTAGAATGTTTGACTACGTTAAATTAAATCCTAAGAAAGATTTACATTTGAGTATTACAAGTAATTGCTGCCCTCCAGGTGAGCAATGGTCTAAGTTTATGACCGGTCTAAAAGAAATTACAGATGCGGATGCTATAGATCATTTTATGTTATTTTGCAGTTTAGACAGTTGGGGCAAGCAGGCAGAATATATACGTAACGGAATGGATTTTAATTTACTTTATAAAAATGTTTGTGATTATTTACAAAATTCAGATAAGCATAGTCTTACATTTATAATTACTTTTAATTCATTAAGTTATACAGGATTTTACAACTATATTGAAAATATTTTAAATTTGAGAAAACAATATAATGTAAATCGTCAATTAGTTTGGTTCGATGTTCCGCAATTAATAGATCCGGATTTTTTAAATCCTAAATTAATTCCTGAATTAATTCCTGAATTAGAAAAAACTATTGAATTTATGAAACGAAATCCTGAAACACGATGGAACGAATTTAAAGGTTTCAGTGATTTTGAAATTAGTAAAGTTCAAAGATTAATTGATTGGATAAAATCAGATACAGGATTTAATAAAAATTTAGCAATGGAAAATTTTTATATGTTTTTTAGTCAGCACGATAAACGTAGAAACACAAATTTTTTGGAAGCGTTTCCGGAATTAGAAAATTTTTGGAAGGAATGTAAGAATAGTGTCACGTAAACTTTATATTTTTGGAGATAGTTTTTCAACAAGTTACGAACAGCCGTCTTTGATTCAAAGGATTTTTGAAAATATTAGATTACATGCAAAACAGCTATCATGGATAGAACAACTTTCTCGAAAATATAAAGTAAGAAATTTTTCAAAAGGCGGCTACAGTAATTCTCATATTTTTTTAAAATTTGTTGAAAACATTGATAGTATAAGTAGCAACGATTTTGTTATTATTGGATGGTCAGATGTAACACGACCTTATGCAAATGTAAAAATGAACAACGAGTTAAGAAAATTGTATACGGAACATTTTTACAATTATAGGTTGCATGGCGAACAAACTAAACTGTATATGGCAAGGGTGAAAGAACTTCTTATTGAACGAAATATACCTCATTTGATTTTTTGGGCATTCCCTAGTGAGTATACTAACGGTTCTTCTCGGTCTTGTCGAATTCTTGAAGAATATATTTACTATGATAATTTTGCAAATGAAATCCGCCCTGCGCTAATATATTTTTCAAGAATGGAATTAGACCCCACTCTTAGTCCACAAGAGATTATTAAGATATTGGAAGATGATTCAAGACCCAATCATTTAGGCGAATGGTGCATTCATGATGAATTATTTAAAATAGTAGTAGATGTAATAGACGGAAAGTTATCCGGAATGATAGATTTAAAACAAAGGTTAGATAATGTCAAATAGTTACATGGATAGGGTCCGACAGACCAGAGATACACTTAATTCAGTAGGACCTGGATTTTGTTTAATGAAATGGAGAAATGAAACATTGTATCTCCACATGGGAGATAATCATAGTTGTTACCATCCCCGGCCTCAAAAAATTCCACTTGAAGAAATTAAAATCGATGTAAGTGCTTTACATAATACTTCTTGGAAAAAAGAACAGCGTAAAACTATGCTCGAAGGAGGAAGACCGGATGAATGTTATTATTGTTGGAACATAGAGGATCTTCCGGGAGAACATTATAGTGACAGGATGTTTCATAGTGCTAGTAAATGGTTAGACGCACAAAAAGAAACAGAATATATCAGATCGATTCCTTGGGATACTAATGTTAATCCTATGTTTCTAGAAGCAAGTTTCGGCAATGGATGTAATTTTAAATGCGGATACTGTTGTCCGCAAGCCAGTAGCTTATGGATTGACGAGATTAAAAAACACGGAAATTATGACATCAGTTACAATCAATACGGAATAGAATTCCTTGACCAGATGAAAGTTTATTCGGACGACGAGCCTAATCCGTATGTTAACGCTTTTTGGGAATGGTGGCCTAGTCTTAAGAAAGATTTAAGAGTATTCCGTATTACTGGCGGAGAGCCTTTAATGAATTCTAATACCTGGAAGTTGCTAGAAATGATAGACAAGGATCCCTGCCCAGAGCTAGAATTGAATATGAATAGTAATCTTGGAGTAAGCAACGAAAAAATCAAAAGAATGAGCGAAACTATGAATTCTTTGTTGAATACGAACAAAGTCAAGGCTTTCTTTTTATATACATCGATTGACTCATGGGGCCCCCAGGCAGAGTATATACGTCGAGGTTTGGATGTCGAATTATGGGAAAAGAATTTAGAAACTTATTTAAATACTAATCCTAATTTTCAGATATCTTTTATGATTACATATAATGTTCTATCGGTAGCATATTTTAGACCTTTATTAGAAAAGATATTAGAACTAAGAAAGAAATTTAATAACGGACAAAACAGGATACATTTCGATACACCCTATCTGAAAGAACCGCCTCATTGGATGATAAACATTTTGCCTAAGGAGTTTGGAAAATTTATCGACGACGATTTAAAATTTATAAAAGAAAATATTCCTGTTTTTCGTAATGCTAATAAATTTAGCGAACACGAATACGAAAAACTAAAACGGGTAAGAGATTATTTTTATGAAGGCGGCCAAAAAATCACTGAAGATTTAATTAGGAATGGTAGGATTGATTTTTATAAATTTTTTACAGAATACGATAAACGAAGTAATTTAAATTTTTCTGATACGTTTCCTCTCTACATGGATTTTATGCAACTGTGCAAAGGTGAATATGAGCAATCTAAAAGATAAACCTTATTTTTGCGTATTACCTTGGATGCACATTCATGTCAATACACAAGGAAGACTAGTTCCTTGCTGTATGGCAAAAAATGAAAATCAATATCCACATATCGACGAGGGAGAATTTCCTGTATTATTCAGTTATGAAAAATTTAAAAATCTAAGAAGAGACATGTTAAGCGATACACCTAATTCAGATTGTCAACAATGTTATGAATTAGAAAAGTATGGAACTCATTCTGGAAGAAATCATGCCAATTCAAAGTATCTATCCGAAGACGTAGTTTCAGCGATTTTAAACTCAACTAACGAAGACGGCAGTTTAGAAACTGTTAACATACTTTATTGGGATGTTAGGTTTAACAATATCTGTAATTATAAATGTAGAATGTGCGGAGTTAATTACAGTACAAAATGGTATGAAGATGCTAATTTGCTCGGTTGGATTGAAAAACCAAAAAAACCTATTGTTAGCATAAACAATGTTACTGAATTCTGTAATAAAAATAAAGAATATATTAAACAAATGAAATATGTTTATTTTGCTGGAGGAGAACCTCTTGTTCAAGATGAACATTATGAATTTTTAAGATGGTGCATAGATAACAATATCAAACCGGAATTATATTATCAAAGTAACGGAAGTATCCTTGACTATAAGAAAAATGATATTTTAAATTTGTGGAAACACTTCAGTAAAGTAACTTATAGCGTTTCAATTGACAGCTTTGGAAAGTTAGGAGAATACATACGTTCTGGATATAAAGATTCTACAGTCCAAGAAAACTTAGAAAAAATTTGTAAAGAATTTGGGTCTAATAGAGAGATAACAATCAATTCTACATTTATGGCTTATAATGCTTTTTATATAACTGAATTTTTTGACGAAATATCGACAAAGTCTTGGGTTATGGAAACAAATGTATATCCTCAATTGCTAGTACACCCAGAACATTTACAGCCTAAAGTTTTACCTGACGACATTAAGAAAATCGCATTAGAAAAAATTTATAAATCAGTTTGGTACGAAAAGTATCCTCATAAATTTTTATCGTTGATTAATAATCTAAAAGAAGATTTCTCTCCAGATCTTTGGGATAAATTTAAAGCCTATACCAAAAAGTTAGATGACGGCAGAGATGAATCTATATTAGAGGTATTTCCAGAGCTAGGACCTTATTATGACTAAGTGCGTAAACGCTAAGTTCGGTCTAAGAATAAACAATGACGGATCTTGTAGTCATTGCTGTATGCAGCGAGGCCAGTTTTCATCGGACCAAATAAAGTATAATGTTTCTACACATTCGTTTGACGAAATATTAAATTCTGAAACATCCAAAAAGATTAGAATTAATTTAGATAATGGAATAAAAAATCCTGCTTGTGATTATTGTTGGAAAGAAGAAGCTTCCGGTAGAGAAAGTAAGCGCCTTAGAGATAATAAAAAATTTAAAGAATTATTAAACTTAGACGCAGCAGGTCCGAGATTTTTAGACATCAGCATGGGTACAGTTTGTAATATTAAATGCAGAACCTGTGGCCCTTTTAATAGCAGTCAATGGAACGACGAATGGAGAGAAGCAGGATATTTTAAAGGCACTGATACACAATATAAATCGTTTATATTATCTCATAATCACGCATTCGACGACGATAGTTTATTTTGGAAAGAATTTGAAAAAAATTTAGAAAATGTCGAACACTTAGACTTCTACGGAGGAGAACCCTTTCTTGTTAAGAAGCAGTGGGAAATAATGAAGTTGGCAGTCGATAAAGGATATTCAAAAAATATAACAGTTCATTATAATACTAACGGCACTATATGGGATGAGAAAAAATTTGAAATTTTAAATAACTTTAAAAAAGTTATTATAGATTTTAGCATAGACGGTATATTTGATCATTTAACTTATATCAGGTATCCTGCAAAATGGGATGAGGTATTAGAAAATTTTTTAAAGGTACAAAAAATACAAAATGAAAATGCAAACTTCCACACATCGATCTGTTGTACAGTAAGTACTTTTAACATTTTTTATATAGACGAGATAATGAAATTTTTTAGTGATTACACTAAAAATCTTTATCTCAATCTTGTACACGGTCCGGAACAACATTGTATTAAAAACATTCCAGAGTCGATAAAAAAAATTATTACTGAAAAAATAAAATCTAATTCTAAACCAGGATGGCCTGGGTACTATTTTGTTGATAGTACCTTAGATTTTATGAACGGAAATGAATTCAACGATAAAAAATGGAAACAATTTTTGTCAACCACTGCTTGGCACGATAACTATAGAACGCAGAGTTTTCGGGAAACATTTCCTGAATTTTATCAAATAATAAGAGAACACGGTTATGAAATATCTTTGGAAAAATAGTAGAGTTGCGTTAATGCACATTGAGCTTACAAATTACTGTAATGCTGCCTGCCCCTTCTGTCCTAGGTTCGTAGATGCAACAGATATTTTAAGACCGGATTTAAATTTAGAACAAATATCTATAGATCAATTTAAAAATTGGTTTCCGGCCGAAGCGTTACAAAATATGCAAAGGATCTTGTTTTGCGGAACTCATGGTGATCCGATGATGTCTAAGGATCTTTTAGAAATCGTAAGATACATAAGAGAATCGTCTAAAAAAACAGTATTAATGTTTAATACCAACGGCGGAATGCGAAAACCCGATTTTTGGAAAGAGCTAGGAAATATTTTAAAAGAAGATCCAGCCGGAGTGGTTACATTTAGCATTGACGGATTAGAAGATACAAATCACTTATATAGAAGAAATGTTAAATGGGATCAACTAATAGAAAATGTTGAAGCATTTACATCAACAGGTGCGAGGGCATGGTGGGATTACCTTACTTTTAAACATAATGAACATCAGATTGAAGAAGCGAGAGAATTAGCTAAAAAATTAAAATTCGAGAAGTTTCTAGTAAAACGTGCCTTAGGATTTGAAGATCCAAATGGAGGATACAAATCTCGTGGAATATACGACAGGAACGGAGATTTAGCATACGTAATAGAACCCCCGACAGACGGTTCTTTGGTCAATGTTAATGAATATAAAAATTCTAGTAAGCAGGTAGTACAAAAAATAGATTTAAGTTATCTCAACGGAATAAAAGAAACCAGAGAACATCCCGGAGTTAAGCGAAGATTAGAAGAATTTACTCATGAAAATATTCCCCCTTACAATCAGTATATAATGGAGCATGAACAGCACAAAATTAAATGCAAAAGTGATTGTTCGAATTTATTAGAGAAAAAAACAGAAATTTATGTAAGCTGTCATGGTATAGTGTTTCCGTGTTGCTATATAGGAACTCGAGTTGACAGTACAATCGATCTTTATGAAGATACACAATTACGTTATTCTATTAATCAAGTAGGAAAGGACAATTTTAATCTTAATAAGAGATCATTTAACGATATTATAGACGGCGGATGGTTAGATGAAGTTTATACTAAATCTTGGGATATACCTAAATTTAAAGACGGCAGACTTTCTTATTGTGCTATGACCTGCGGGGAAAAAAGTCAAATAGATAAGATCTATGTAGACGGAATGAAAAAAAATGTCAAAAAACTTTAAAAGGATTTTAGCCTATGGCTGTAGTTATACTGCCGGAGAGGAATTAAAAGACCACGAAGCGTTAGGAATGACCTTTGAAGAGTGCAACTTAGAAAAGAAAAAAATTAAAAAATTAGATAAATGGTTCGATAAGGAACATAACGGTTTACCGATTAGGCATTGGCTAAACATAAATCAAAATATTGCGTGGAACTCTGCATGGGCTGCACACCTTGCAAAAAGATTAAATATAGAATTTGAAAATAGAGCAAAGGGCGGAACAGCAATAGATGAACATTATTATAATATTGTTCGAGATTTACATTTGAACAAAATTAAAGATGATGACCTAGTGGTAGTTGGTTTAACGTCAGTTGAGCGTTTATTTTTATTTGATAACGGCTCTCCTAAAACAAAGATGTTCGGATTAGATTTTCAATGGAAGGATCTAAATTTTAGAAATAAATTAGTCACTGAAATTTTTAATGATCAACTGTTATTATGGAATTATTGTAAAACTTTATTGCTTTTTAAATCTTTAGAATCTAAGATACATATAAGATTACAGTTTATGAGACCTAGTTTTCATTTTCTGGATACTCAGTTTAATAAAAATACAAAAGGGGTTGATTTTTTTATTTCTGATACCTATAAGCAGATAGAACATATGCTTTTTTTAAAAAATAAATTTTTAATAATTAAAGACGAATCAGAAACATGTGGGTTCGGACATCCTAGTGAAATCTGCCATATTAGATTCGCTGAAGAAATTTATTTAAATTCTAATTTAAATGCGTGAAATTACTGTTAATCTTTTATATCCAGATTTAGATTTTGATTTATCAAAATTTAATAAAAAAGAAAATACATTTTCTGATAGCTATAACGGAAATCCTTGGACGTTTGAATGGCTGTGTAGCCACATCTGTTTAAACTTTAAAAAAACAATAACTCCGATACCTTTAGAAAAAAATTTTTATATCTTTAATCTGTTGTTACCTATAGATTATTTAGATTTAGAAAATGTTCCTAATCATGTATGGGAAACAATTAAAAATAATGATAACGTAGATTTATTATTGTATCACGGAGTCGAATCAGCTCCATATTATTATTATAAACCTCGGTGGGAAAAATTGGTAGATTTTTTAAAAAATAAAAATATACCTCCGGAAAAAATTTATTATATAACAGGCGATATTCTTTCTACTCTCCGACATAAAAACTTAGAACACAAATATTTAAATAAAATTAATACAATAGGTATAGATGTATTTGAAGCTATTCATTTAATTCGTCATATTAGAAGTAACGGATTTAATTTTTTAAATGCTATAGAGTTATATAAAAATACAGAAAAGAAAAAAGATTTTTTATGTCTTAATAATATAATGAGACCTCATAGACAAGTTTTAGTATATTACTTAAAAAAGTCTGGATTAATAGATTCTGCTTTAATATCTGCAAGATGGGAAAATAATAGAGATGAATTATTAGATAAAAATACTTTTGATTATTGGTATAATTACGATAACTCAGATTATGAAGACTTTAAAAAAACTTTTCCCTTGAGAATAGATATTGACGACACCGAAGATCACGAATCCCCAAATGACTTTTATTCTACAACATATTTTAGTCTAGTCTCCGAAACACAGGTTCATAAAGACACAACATTTATAACCGAAAAAACTTATAAACCTATTTTAATGGGACATCCGTTTATGATTTTTGGAAGCCCTAACACATTAGAATATCTTAGAAAAAACGGTTATGAAACTTTCCCCGAAATCTTTGATGAATCTTACGATAGTTTAATTATGCCGAAAGATAGGATTAAAATTATTTTAGAAAATTGTAGAAGAAAATTTAAAATAACAGATTTATTGTTAGAAAAATTAAACAAGAATCAAATAAATTTCGGGAGACAAATGGCTACTAAAAAAACAAAATTTTTTGTTATTAATTTTCTATCTTTGCTGTAAACGGAGTTTTATAAAGATTTTTAGTATCTTTTGAAAATTTTATGAGTTTTTCCTTATCTGCATCGCTCAAATTTCCTATAGGTATAAAACCTATCTTACCCGTGTAACCGTATTGATTTATCCAATTTATAAAATCTGGATCATTCCAGGCACGTTTAAAATCTCCTAACGGATCTAAAGTAAATCCCACATATGTAACATGGCCGTTATTTACATCCCAACTATTCGAAGTATCATCGTCAAAATAAGCAGTTAAAAAATCTTTTCCTGTAATGTGTTTTAATACATAGGCATCGGCGTCCTGTGATACTATATTAAGATATGGTTCACAATTTATGATAGTAGTTTTATTTAAATTTGAACAACTAAATTCAAAATAAGTTATCGGTTTCTTTGCCCAACTTTTTATAGTTTGGTTTGTGATCATAGTTTCTAAAATATGACAAAAATCATTAATATCATTAATATAACGCATTCCGTCGTTGGTCAAAATGATCGGATCGCCCATGTATGTTTTGTGCTGAAATGCAGTTGTAAATACTCTATGCAAAACGTTTAACCAGTAATTAGTTTTATCAAATTCTATAGGTATGTCTAAGATTTTTTCTGTTTGGATTGTTGATATAAAATTATAATACGAGTTTCTAAGATTGTTCCAGACTTTTGATGTATTATCAAGAGATAAAAAAGGCTTTGGTTTTGTGATTCTAGAAAGCGTAAAGTCTCTAGCGTTATCAAATTTTTTAATCATTTCATCATTAAACTTGTTATCAAAAAGATTAATATCAAGTTTCAGATTCTTTGTTTCAATTTGTATTTTCATATAATTAGTATTATGTCGATAAACTTAAAACAAACAGCCATTATTGCAATGGATTTGGGTAGCTCTAACTATTTAGATGATTACGAAAAAGAAAGAGCTGTAAATGAAAAATTTATCGAAATGCTTTCTGAAAAATTGTTAGATTTGAAGACCGCGGGATCAAAACTTGTATCCTCAAATTTTTTTCCTGAGATTCACCCAGGCATATCTGTTAAATTTGATTATTCGACTACAGATCTAAACGAATTAATGATTTATCTTAAAAATAACAATATTTCTAATGTAGTATATCTGGGGTTTCATTATCCTGTTTGCACACACAACGGAAGGCCAACAAGCAGTTATTTTTTAAAAAAAGAATGTGAAGATTTAGATGTTTATGTTTGTCCGTTTTTAACTAGGCCTTTATATAGGTTGCAGGGCGGCATACCACCTTCGGACAATCAAACAACAGTTAGACAAATTATGCTTTGAGATCAAAAATGAAAATAGGATTTATCGGTGTAGGAAAATTAGGAATGCCTTGCGCAGAAGTAGTGTCGCAAAAAGGTCATAGTGTAGTTGGATATGATGTTGAAGAACGATCTAGTTCTTATATATCTATTGTCAAATCTATAAAAGAATGTGTTAAGGATAAGGATATCGTTTTCATTGCTGTCCCAACCCCTCACGATCCTTTGTACGACGGTAGATCTCCTACATCTCATTTAGAGCCTAAAGATTTTAGTTATGGTATTGTTAAACAATGTATCGTCGAAGCTAACAAATATATGAATAACGAACAGTTATTAGTTCTTATTTCCACAGTCCTTCCCGGTACGACTCGAAGAGAATTTATAGATTTAGTTACCAATACAAGATTTGTTTACAATCCTTATTTGATCGCAATGGGATCAGTTTCTTGGGATATGGTAAATCCAGAAATGGTTATGATCGGTACAGAAGATGGAACAGAAACAGGTGATGCGAAACAACTTGTAGAGTTTTATAAAACAATAATGGAAAACGATCCTAGATATGTAATTGGTACTTGGGATGAATGCGAATGTATTAAGGTGTTCTATAATACATTTATTTCGGCTAAAATAGGTCTAGTTAATATGATACAGGATGTTGCTGTTAAACAAGGCAATATAAATGTAGATATAGTAACAGATGCTCTGGCCAAAAGCACCATGCGTATTATGGGTCCTCAATACATGAAAGCAGGAATGGGAGATGCCGGAGCTTGTCATCCGAGGGATAACATAGCTTTAAGATTTTTAGCTGAAAATCTAGATCTCGGTTATGATCTTTTTGAATCGATTATGTCTGCTAGAGAAATTCAGGCTAAAAATTTAGCAACGTTCTTAGTTGATTTAGCCAAAGAAAATTCTTTAGAAATTTTTATTCACGGAAAATCTTATAAACCCGATGTTCCTTATTGTGACGGAAGTTATAGTTTATTAATTGGACACTATTGTCAACTACTCGGTTTTGATCCTAAATATATCGATCCGTTAACAGGAGACAATCGAGAAAGTGTTTTAGGTGTGGTTCTTTTAGCACATAATAAGAAAGTAACATATAATAAAGAAGATCAGAATTTATATTGTAAAATAGAAAAGGGATCGATTGTAGTCGATCCCTGGCGTTCATTCACCCATTCTGATTTAAGAGTTATCCATTACGGTAACACTAGAAAAACTTCTTAGTTTCTTTTTCGACATCTTTTTTTAGTTTTTCGATATCAATTTTAAAATCTATTTTAGAAATTTCTTCTTGGTATTCTTGGAAGGTGTCTACTAGTTTATCTGCGACTAGTTGACTATGTGATTCAGACAACTGTTCTTTGATGTCTATTTCCCATATTCTTCCGTTCTTAAATTCTAATCTTATAACTTCAAGATAGGCCACAGGCATCGTATTCATATATAAATCTTCGAATACCTCCGGCCATTCTTTTACAAGATGACTGGGTGGTTTAAACAGTCTCTTCGGCATCTACAGTCTTAGTTGCTTTCTTTTTAGGAGGATCTAATTCGTCTGCCTGTTTCCTAAGACGAGCTGCTTCTTTATACATAGCATCTGCTTGGCTACGATAAGATTTAGCGATATCGGCATCTGTTAAAACCTTATCGTCAGCTGCTTGAGCTTTTTGTACAGACTCTTTAACTGGGGTTTCATTGTTAACTTTTTTAGAATTAACTAACCCCGGATCATTTGGACCACCTTTAACAAATGTGCATAAGTCGTCTATACTACAATTTTTTTGTTCAGCTATTAAAACATTTAACTGAGCTAGACTGATCTCACTGTTAGGCGTAGGTGTCATAACAACATTGTCTGTTGCAACTTTTTTAATGCGACCATCAGCCTGTAATGCTCTTAGCATAGGGCGTCCATCTGGAAAAGGTCTTACAAAAAGCATTTCTCCGAATTCAAATGCATCTTGAGCTTGATCTCCGTCGACTAAGTCGATTATTGCATTATGATAAGAATCTGGTAGAGTAGCTGTTTCTACAACCAGTGCCATATTTGATTCTCCGGGTAAAGTTCTAAAAACAACTAGACATTTATTGCCTGTATTTTTGATTTTACCAACGTGTTTTGTGGCTTTCATTTTTTAATCCTTTTTAGCAACTGAATCTAAAAATGCTGATAATTTGTTATAAATTTTACCGACAGGCTCCATTTCAGCTGCCTTAAAGGCACCTCTCGATGAAGCAACATCGATAATACTTTTCAATGCAGCAAGATCATTTAGGTTTAGATCTGTTACCTGCTGTCCGTTAGCTGCCTGTTGGGCAGTTTCGGGGGCTGGTTGTTGTTCTTTAATTTCTTCGGTCATTGGTTTCTCCTTATAAACGGGCATCCGAGCATAAAAAATGTTAATTCTTTGTGATCTTCGAATCCAACAAAGATGTTGATATTTAATTTTCCGTTATCGTCGATCTGTGGTAAACGTGAAATTGAATATCTATTTTTACACTTTACGTCTATCCAATCTTTGATTTCGTTAATTTGAAAATCAACTTTGGACAATCTCATTTTAGCAAAATGAGGAGGCATAAATTTTAAAAATCTATTATTCAGAACATCTAATGGATTTAGATCTAACATCGTGAAATATTTATAGCGTATGATTATTGTGAAGCTAATTCTTGGTTTAATCTCTTGGCAAGAGCTTTTGAACTACCCATTTTCCTCACATCACCTGAAAACAAATAGAGTTCAAATGCTGCTTTTTCTGTTAAAACTTTGATAAATTTTTTTTCTAGATAAAAAGGAGATTCTATAAATTGATCTAACCAAATTAAAACTTGTGGTCCGATAGTTAAGTCTTTGGGAAAATCTATTTTATAGGTTTTTATTTTTGCTTGATTTTCTATGAAGTTTAGACAACTTTCAGTTATCCTTAGGCCGCCGCTATTTTTTTCTCGATTATTTTGCCACCAGATCGATCTAAATTTTTTTATAGCTGCTTCGTCGTACGACTCGCCACCGGTCTTTAAAAATACCTGTGTATAGGTATCCTTTCTGTCCATTTTATTTTAGTTCTTCGCCGTCGGTAAGTTTATAAACTGAAAAATCTGAGGTCTTAAAAATTCTATTCAATTTTTTTGCTAAATTATGTGCATGACCAGGATTTGAAAAACTTACTTTTTTGTATTTAGGGCCGGGATAACTTGAAACAAGACTGCCGCTTTTTAGATTAAAAGGCTTACCTTTGTAGAATACCGCCCAGATAGCTTCACTATCTAAGATTTGTTCTACTTTAAAATTTTCTTTGTTTGCATACTCGAGTATTACTCGAGGTTTTGGTCTACTCATTTTCTATACGTGTCCTAATAATTAAGCACGTATATATTTATATCTTTTAGAAAGCACCGCCATCAAATTTAACATCGATTTTGGTAGTAGAATCTCGTACTTCAGATAACATTTGATGTATTTCTTGAACAGTTTTGCCCAATTTAGAAGTTATTAGAGCAAGTTCATTACTTAGTTCTCTAGCTTCTTGTATAGTCATCCTGATTTCTTTTTGGTTGGATTTTTCTGCTGAATTAACTCGTTGCAGTAGTTTTTCAACAGAAGCTAGATTATTTGGAATATTATTTAGAGACATTTGACAATACCTGTTTCATTTCAATTTCTGTTTTAAAAGGTCCTTGATACTCGTATCTTTGTAAGGTAATTAATTTAGGGCAAAAACTTTTGACCCACCCTTTATCAAATTTAATAACATAATAGCCTGCACAATATAAACTTTTCGAATCTTCACTTTTAGTAAACAACGGAAGTTTTCTTTTTATATCGAACATGGCATTATGAGGAGAAGTGCTACAGCTATAACCATGAATTTCGTTAGGTTGGGCACATCGAGATTCTTGTAGAATTTTAGCAACAAAAAAATCTTTGCCGAATTGATCAGTTAAACTTTTTTTGTTGTCGTAGATTTTAATACCTAATTGATTACTCATAACGAATCTGTTATCTTCGTCTTTTCTTAGAGTAGCAACCTTCTCTCCATTTTTTTCTACTATCCAAAACTTATTATCTATAATCGGCTTTGCGTGTAAGTCTGTCATTGGTTCCTCCCAACAAGTGTCTGTTCGAGATTCACAGCTCAAATCAAACGGGCAAGCTGTGGTCTTCTTTAATATTGTATCTAGCATTCAATGGCTCCGCATAGCTTTGCGCCTGCTCAGAAATCTTTTTAAGATCGTACAGTCCGCAAAACTTCATAAGTTTAACACCTACCTGATTAATATTTTTGTTTGCGCCAGTAGCTTCGGCGATAGTATTAGCAATTATTTCTTTGATGTTGTCTGGCTGATGACTGAGATCTATCAAACGACGATTTCGTTCGTAGTCTTCGAGGACTCGGTGCTCTTTACCTTCGTGATCAGTCCATCTCTGTAGCATGAGATTGTTCCACGCATATCCTTTGCTTTTACGATCTTCGAACGCCTCAGTAAGGCCCACTTTTTTGCTTGTGCCTTTAGTACGCACACCCGGATATGCCGAGAAGACATTATCACTGGTATCACCACGCATACATTTTTCGAACAACAGCCATTCTGGATCAGGTGCCGGCTTCGCTTCTTTTGTCTTTTTATCAATGACCGGTTTACCTTTGTCATCAAAGATTCCTTCGTGGGTAATAACGTGTTCCATTACACCGTTATATTGTTTGACATTTGGAGAGATAAGTTGAACGAAATCTGTATCAGTACTGATAATAACATGATTGTCACTAGGATGGCTTTGTATCCAGCCAGCAATAAGATCGTCTGCTTCTAACTGCGGATTTTGTAGCACAGTACAGTTAGTTTTGTCTGTGATAAACTCTTTGAATGTATCAAACGCTTCCCAGAACACGCGATCTTCTTCTTGCTCGCGTTCATTTAGAGCAGCACGGGCATCTGATCGATTGCGCTTGTAAGGAGCATAATAGTCCTTACGCCACGAGCGACCTTCTAAACAGAAGATAACGTGACCACCATTAAACTGTTGCCACGCTTTTCTTATTGAATTTAAGGTTATATGAAACGCCATACCGAGCTTAATATCGGCATCACCATTGATAACGTGCCTTGCACGGAAAAAAGTGTTAGCAGTATCTACTAAAATATAAGTCATTTGTTGTTTCGTTTCACACTTTTTATGTCTATAACACCTGTTTCCACAGGACCACCGTAGTCTCCATCAACAACTACGTTTGCGCAAAGTTCTCGGAACCAACGATCAACAATTTCTTCTTCCTTATCGCCGTCTGCACCATATCCGTCTTGCTTTAATTTTAACACAAAATACTCATTCCAGTCAAGTTCAAAGAATCCATTTCGAATATTATCTTGATTAACGTGAGTGTTCAATACGCCAACCCACGGTTCTTTCTTGCGAGTAGCTCGATCTTTTGGATTTAGTTTAGCTAGTTCTTCTTGTTCTTGAGCTAATTTTTGCGATTTTTCTGCTTCTTCCAAACGTCGATTAGCCTCTGCTAGATCCTGTTCGGCTTTTTGTATTGATGCCTCTAGCTTATCCAATCCCATTAATTTTTTGATAAATTTTTGCATTAAGTTCCCCACTCGTTCTTAAATAACGGCACCTGCAATCGGTCGCTGTATCTTAGACCATTTTTCATAGCAAGTTCTGCTACACGACGATTATTTAATGTATAAACATTTTCTACTCCGCCCACAGGCATCAAATAACAAGGACCAGTGAATCCCTCTGCACGATAAATGTCTAAAGTTTCTAATGCTTCCTCAGCATCGTCTTCTGTGGCTATAACAAATTTAAGATATGTGTATCCAACTTCTTGATATTCGCACACAACGTCTGGTCGGATAGCTACAGATCTTTCTTCACCACTACAGCTTAATTTTGCACTTACAGAAAATGTTAATCTACTATAACCTCTTTTTTCAACACCCCAGTCTAATAGATATTTTTTAAATTCTGGAGTAAGATTCTGAGTACCGTTAGTTTCAAAAGTAATTTCTTTTAAATGTTTCATCTTAGGATGATTTAATAGTTCTGGGTAGATATTTTGCCATTTAAGCAACGGCTCTCCTCCAGTGATAACTAAGTGCTCATCTTCCCAACGATTATAAGGAAGTATGCTCATGATATTTTCTACAATTTCTTCGGGAGCATAAAAAGGACTAAGATGTTTAAATGCTGGATGCCACGAAGCATAGCTGTCGCATCCTGTTGATACCAAAGGTAATTCTTCGTAACTTTTGTAAAGATGTACATTAGCTGCAATAGGATCGACCTCTGTAGTTGATTCTCCTTTAGGCAAGCCGAATCCGGCACACTTAAAGTTACAACCGAATGTTCTCATAAACACAGAAGGAACACCCATAAAGCGTCCTTCTCCTTGAATGCTGTAAAACAGCTCTGCTAGTTTAATTTTTTCCATAATTTATTATACATTCTTTTTTTGAAGTTGCCAAGAGCCATCACCTAAATCTATCCATTCTAATGTATCCCCTTCTTTCCATCCTGCTTCTTCTAGAAGCTCGGGCGGGAAGGTTAGGATACTGTCTCCTGTTTTAGGATCTTCTTCAACTGTTAATGTCCAACTTTTCAACGATAACTCCTGATTTAATTAAAAAATCGATTCCGGCATCACTACGATACCTTTCTCGATAGAATACACTATTGATACCAGATTGATAGATAAGTTTAGCGCAATCGAGGCAAGGACTGTGAGTGATAAACATAGCAGCACCAGAACCCGATTCGTTACTTTTAGCTAATTTAGCAATAGCATTTGTTTCTGCGTGTAATACTTCAGGTTTAGTTTTTAATGTATATCTAGTACCATCTTCTTCTAAGTACTGCCAACGCTCTTCGATTTCATCGGGATTAAGCCAGCCTCCGGCATCTCTGCTCATATAATCTTTATATTCACAGTTATTGTCCCAACCTGCAGGCATACCATTATAGCCAATAGAAATAATTCTATCATCTTTAACAATGATAGCACCTACGTGTAATCTGCGAGCATGACTAAGTGCTGAGAAGATTTCTGCCGTTTTCATAAAGGCGTTTTTCATTTTCTTTTTCATTTTTTCTTCGATTTCTACACTCATCTTTTACAGCAGGCGGAATATCGGGATGCCATTCTGCCATACCACAATCATATATCTTGTATTCTGGTATTTCTATAGTGGAAAGAAGCAGTACCCATAGTACACAGGCAACTATAAAACCAATGATATACTTTCTCATTAATTATTTTTCAAGGATTCAATCGTTGAAATGTTTATCTAAAACTTCCAACTTATCCATATATTCTGCAATAAACTCTATCTCTTTTTCTATAGCATCCATAATATCAGTATGGTCCGGCAATGCCGTGGGATTTTTTAACATTACTTCGACATTCATCTTGTGTTTACGGATGTGTGCGCTAAAGTGCAATCTTAATGCATCGATAAGTTCTTTTCTCATTTTGATTTCCTATAATTTCCCTTTTCCGGGATGACGTGTCTTACGCCTCCTGTCGGGTCTTCCATATCTCCAGTGCGTCTTGGGATAAGATGCACATGAGGCCAACCTACGGTTTGTCCTGCTGACTTTCCGTAATTAAATCCGATATTGAAACCGTCACATTGTCCTTCCTCGATCATACGTATACCATCACGTACAGCACTTTCGAATGCATCCATCAATACAGACACTGTATTATATTTAGGTACAAATAATAAATGTCCTTCGGTAACTGGATATTTGTCCGCAAATACTTTAACATGATAATCTTCTTCTACAAGATTATCCCAAGGTGCTTGACTGTCTTCTATAAAGTCAGACTGATCTTTCATTATTTTTTCATTCATTTTAACCACCAATCTTCCCACGGGAAATCTACCCATACATCGTTTTCTGCCTTGTTGATCTCCATACCAACATAATCCATTTTAACTTCACACTGGCTGGCAAGATTATCTACCAATACAGAAAATTTTACATTAAAATTCCAAACTTCGTTCCAGTTAGGATTATCGGGAAAACAACTAGATTTCCAGTCATTCATTACCCAATTAAAAGTAGCACCGGTATCGTTGATATCATCAACGATGAGAATATTTTTATACGACGGAGGTTTTGGCATTTCTAATAAACTTGATGCAGCATCTAATACAGCACCGATATCATTTTCGTCCTCGATAAAAATAGAATGTTCTTCTTTTCCAAGGGCATCTTCGGCCATCCACAAATTGCTTTCAGTTTCGCTACCATCACGTAAACTGACCTTTAACGTTTCGCAAGGAACACCAAAATAATGACTGATCATAACAGCAGGGATTAATCCGCCACGAGTTAATCCCACTACATAGTCTGGCTTCCAGCTGCTGATAGAGATGTCTCTACAAATTTTAGAAACTAATCCGTTAAGCTCTTGTGGCTTGATTATGAGCTTGTTCATATCTCTCCTTTAGATATTGTTCGTGTTGTACCCATTTGTTGTTAACTAAAAATCCCCAATCACGTTTATGAGGACCGGGCATAAACAATGTCCAAGCTGTTACGCCAGGCTTAAGCTCAATACGATGATAAGAGTTAGGGCTACATATACGAAAATGGCCGGGTCCTCTCCATTTACGTATCTCACAAGACTTATTGCCCTGTTCGTCAAATTGCGGAACCCATTCATAATAACCACCTTTCAAAATTAATGTAGCATATGGCCAAGGATGATCGTGAACATCATCTGGATCGCCCTTCAAGAACTTGTGTAAGAATACATTGAAAGGAAAACGTTCTCTTTCTTTTAAAAAGAGATAATACCGTTCTAGATACGGTTCGTTGTGTACGCGATCAAAAATGATACGCTTACGGCCCAGTAGTTCAAGCAGTTTCAACAACATTAAAAATCTCCTCTGCGAGGTATCGTTTCAGTTCTTTATCTGTAGGCTCAACGGTATAGTTCTGTTTAAAAAAGATTTCATAACTATCTGAACCGTATTTGCCAATGCCATATAACATTTTAGCATCAATTCCGTCCCAAGTCAAAAAGTCCGCAGTCATTCTTTTGAGTCTTTGGAATCGGACATTGTACATACCCAAAGGCCAAATGACTTCCTTGACTTCATCTTCCATAGTCCAAAGGAATTCTCCGGGTCCTGGCCAACGATCTAAGAAAAGAGGCAGCACATATTTGACTGCCTTTCTTCCGGTCTGGTTTAACATAATAACAGCGACCATATGCTGCCAGGCCCGCTCTCGACGATCGGTAGCCGGTAACTGTTGCTGAACCATCAGTTCATCTTTAAGCGGGTGTGTCATCACTAAACCATTCGTCAACCATTTGTTCTGCTTCTTCTTGAGTGAGAGCGTGGACAAAAATTCTAGCGAGCTCACCTTGACTGTGCTGAACATCAAATTTTACGATTCCTGGAGGAATTTGATCAAAGTCTCTTTGCACTACAAATTTTTTTAAATTTTTAGCACGTTCGATTATTTGTTGAGTTAACTCGTTAGTATTCATAGATTATCTAGGAGCAAAGTCCTGTTGTAGTTTAATGTTATCAAAGAATTCTTTCTTTGTACTTTGATCGTTTTTAAATGCGCCCATCAACACAGTTGTCTGAGTCAACGAACTATGAGCCATTATACCTCGATTCTCACAGCAACCATGTGTGGCCTGTACATACACGCCTACGTCTTTTGCTCCTGTGGCCTTGGCGATCTCGCGAGCAATATCATTAGCAAGTTCCTCCTGGAGAGTACCACGTCTGGCGCACCACTGGGCGATCCTTGTGTACTTACTGAGTCCAATGAGCTTGGAAGCCGCAATAATGCCAATATAGGCAACACCACTAACGGGCTGGTGATGATGGCTACACATACTGCGAAGCTCACTGCGAACAACAAGCATACCTTCGTAACGGTCCTGCGAATCATTTGGGAACGCTGTAGCATCTGGGGCTGGTTCATATCTTCCACTCATTATTTCATTAAAATACATCTTAGCCAGTCGACGTGCGGTGCCCTGACTGTTAGGATCGTTCTCGCGATCAATTAGCAATCGATCTAGCACTAATTCAAATGCTTCAGTTGCCTCGTCAATGAGCTTGTGCTTCATTTCTTCAGTAACATAATCTGAGATGTTGTCACCTGCCCAGAAACGTTTGTTATCACGCTTCATCTTAAAGCGGATTACATCTGCTAGATATGCTTCCTGATATCCGCCATCGCCTGCCATAGCGTCTAGTGCTGTTTCTTTTTTAATGTAAACTGGTTTACCTAAAGGCTCGTATTCATCTTTTTTAAATGTTCGATCGATCTCTGCACTAAGGACAGGATCTGGTTTAAATTCATTGGTCAATTTTTTCTCCGAGTTATAGTCGTGGATGACATATTATTTTAACATCTCCAATAGATTATTACAACTAAAATAGTTTTCTTTTAATGAATCTACCTGTTTATTTAGGCTTGGTAGAAACTTTTCATAATTTTCCATATACTGTATAATTTTGAAACACAGTTCTTTTCTGTGTACAGTGTATGCTTCGAATGATTCTGTCCATTCAGACGGATATTTAAATGTATCAAATGCCATTTCTTTATAAGACAATCTATCCGGAACCATTGGGATAGCATCAACTAGAGCACCTTCATACCAACTGATGCCGAGTGTTTCTTGAAGATTGGCACTGAATACTAATTTAGCTTCTCCTAACAAATTATGATATTCATTTTTTGTTAGCGGATATTCCTGACATACTTTAAAGTCATATTGTGGAAGTTGTTGTCTTAGGTCTTCAAAGATAGGTAATTGTTTTTCCGGAGCCATTCTGTGAGGAAACAATATAAGATCTCGTTTAGGCATGTTTTTGTACATTAACAGAGTATCTGACATATATTCCATAGGCCAACCTGATCTAATGACTTTTTTATCATCATAATCTACAACATTGTTTAATAGATTATGATCAAACATTTTGATATGGAAGTCTGTAGCAAAGTAGTTATGGTCAATAGCATGAAAGAAACTCTTCTCGGCGTGCCTGACCCACGGAGCACCGCCAATAAGACGTCCTAAAAAGTCTTGAGGATCATAACTGCCGGCGTGCCACAATGCGTGAATCTTGACAGGAATGCCAAGTAGTTCACTCATGTATTTTAAATTTATAATGCCCGGATGCCAAGCATCAGTAAAAAGAAAATGGTCGCCAGGTGAAATGCGTCCAGCGCAAAATAGTCGACCAATCTTTTCAACTTGTACAGACTTATAGATATTAGTGCCACCAAAGTTAAGAAAAGCACCTGGAGTGGTAGCACTAGGGATATCCGTAGGGCCGTCAATAATTTGAACATCGTGACCTCCTTTTCGTAACAGAGAAGGCAAGTGGGTTTTCCACTCGCCTGTGTAACGTGTTTCTACAGCCTCTAGATCAACGAGAAAAACTTTGGCCATTACGCTTCCCATTGTTATCCCATCTTGGCTTATTACCTTGATATGGTCTACGTGGTCGCTTACTGTTTAGATAAACCTGATAGTTGGCAGAATCTTTGCGATAAAGATCTGCAGGGTTGAAATCGCAGAGTTCGAATCTGCACCAATCGTGGTATGCCTCGAGGTCATCCCACACTTTAACGACATCAGGACGATTTGCGAAGTATTGATAGTCCTTGTAGTTACGAGCCATTTTAGCTTCTTCCTTTAGTTTAGTACTTGATAAATGAACCATTTTCTCCGTCTTCGGAGACCTCAATCCAGACCTCGCGATCCGGATACTTTGCGTGAATCTGAGCATACAAATCATCGCTCATCATCTCACAACTCTTATAGTCTAGCGACAGTACACCTTCGTTGCTAGAATACAATTTTTCCAACCATCGTTTGAATTGTATAAATTCCACATCTCTGTCATTGTGGGTGACACTAAGCCATACCCTAAAATGAAAAATATGGCGATGGGGATTGGCCAAAAACGATACATCATACTCATCTCCTGTTGCTAGGTTAGGATCTGTTGCGGCTGCGGGATACTTGTGGATACCTTCTTTGCGAAAGGTAACCCAAATCATTTTATTAGGGCGAATGTCTTGACGAACAATCATCGCTTTAAAGCCTCCATCATTACAATTTTACCTAATGCATCACCGAGATCTTGGTCTTCAGTGATAACGTGCATAGTATTAAAGTTTTCGTCCTTTCGACGATCATAGCTACGTGTTTCTACAACATAACCACCGCTGGCACGATAGATCTGCATACGCATACCCTCGCTAGACAAACGATCTGCTTCGACAAGTTGCGGAACATCTTGTTCGTCCTCATCACTATTGAGCCAGTTGCGAAAACGTTGTTTCAAACTTAGTTTCATTTTCTTTTCTTTCCTAATTCTACGGGCAGGCTTAATAGCAGATACTTTGGCCTGATTAGCATATGCACCCGCCGATGTTAATCCATAACCACTCATTTGATTATCTCATCCTTGCCATATTGATCCCAGTTGGTAAACTTATCTCTACCAAGAAGGTCCTGTAGGTTATGGCACCAAACCCCAGGATTAGTTGCTGAAAAATCTTTGTCATCAATCTTTAGTGTAGCATTGTAGCCAAGTTGATTAATGTAAGGTAATTTTACACTAATTTGCGGAATAAATCTACGCTTTTCGGT